GAGCCGGAGCCGTAGCCGGAGCCGGAGCCAGCGAAAGAGCCCAAATTAACTATCCTCTTTTCAATTATATCCTTTTCCATTCCTTAACCGCCTCAATCGATTTAATTGCCTCTTGACTGCACTTGTCGATCTCGATAGCGTCTAATATAAGCATTTCATCAACGGTTACAGTAAATTTGCAATTTTTGGGGCTTACTGTTCCACATTGAGCAAGCTGACTAATCGAATTTGCCCCCTCCCAATACCACAACCGCCTGACATTGGTCATAGTGACTTCTTTTCCATTGCGTTCTTTAATTTCTCCGTAAAATACGCCGCTTCTGTCGCCTCTTACTATGTACTTGCCTTCCATGTTTTTTCTCCTTTGCCCTGTAATATTCAGAACCGGGTGGGCATTCCCGATTGACGCCTCACGGCGTTTCGACTAAATTTTAAATAAATCATATTCTTTTTCGGGAAGTTTATTATTAAGCCAAAAATTAAAATAATCTTCTCCTGTCCTAAAATTGTATTTATTCGTCAATCCTTCTTGTTTTCTAATCGCCATTATTTCATTGCATAGTTTTATATATCTTTCTTTGTACTTCGGATACCTCTTAAATTCTTCTTCCCTATGTTTCCCGGCCATTGGACACCCGATACAACCGATCCGACAAAATCCCTCCGAATATAACGGATTGATCTCAATTTTTTCCGATTCTATATAATTCCATAAATATTCATCGCTCCAATACGCTATCGGATTTACGATAAAATATTTGTTTGTATAACAAGAACCTGTTTCTTTCACTTCGGCTGTATTATCAAAGTGAAAATTTTTTTTATCGGAATAATCAACTTTATTCCTTGTTTCAATGCTATCTCGAAGAACAGCTCGTTTTGCACTTTCTGCTTTTCTTACTCCAAAAGAATGAGTTGCATATTTTAATTCCGGTATTTCTTTTTCTTTTAATTCAGAACAACAGAACCGTACTATTCTACTCGGCAACATTTTTTTCTTTAAGCACAAACTCCAAAACGATTGTTCCGGATAATATATCTTACACGGTATTCCCATGCTTTCCCATTGCTTAAACTTCTTTCGGATATAATACACAGTTTCCGGGGCATCTAATGTAGTGTGATTATGAAATACCATAAATTTCACGCCTGACTTTATAAATAAATCAACTAAAACATCACTGTCTTTCCCTCCGCTATATCCAATTGCATAACCTATCGGATTCCGATATAATGCGACCTCTTCAAATTCTTTTATCAGTTGAATCGACCGATTAAACATTGACTGTTCTGTACCATCAAAAATTGATTGCTGAAATACTTTATCCATGATTCTTAAAACGGCAGGTCATCCTCTTCTGCCGGCTCTAACCTCATCTGCCGCGGCTTTGTTGCAACTTCTTTCATTTCATGATCTTCCTGCTTTTTCGGCGTCAGGAACTCCACTTCTTCCGCCATGATTTCCGTTACCGTCCTCTTGTCTCCGTTCTTATCTTCATAAGTCCGGTTCTGCAAGCTGCCGACAATCGCTGCCTTACTTCCCTTTTGCAGGTATTTATAGCAATTCTCCGCCTGCCCTCTCCATACGACTACGTTAAAAAAATCCGTCTCTCTGTTTCCGTCCGCATCTGCGAATCTTCTGCTCACCGCTATGGAAAACCGCGCATAAGAAGTTCCGCTTCCCGTCGTGTTCAGCTCCACGTCTCTTGTCAGATTCCCGATTAAAATGATTTTGTTCATACCTTTCTCCTTATTTCTCTCTATAAACGATAACGCTTACATTTTTTCCGTTCTCGTCCTTTCGTTTCCCTAAACTGACAATGTACCCGTTTTTAATCAATGCGATCGCGACCGCCGTACGGTCTGCTTCATTGGCTATCCTGATATATAACTCTTCCATCTTTTTTTTATCCTTGTCTGAAAATTACGATCATGCTCGGGAATGGCGCGCTGTTTCTGCTTCCGCCAAATTTTAATCGACCCTTTACAAATCGGATTTCTGCCTTTCCGTTTATGTATTCATGAAACCATTTCGTATCGGTTCTCGCCTGGAGCAGACAAACGACTGTCCCCTCTGATTCAGCGGCTTTTTTTACCCATTTCCCGATATTTCTCCCATAAGGAGGATTGCACCAGCAAACACCTTCCCACTTCTGTTTTAATCCGTCTTGTTCCGGAGAATAGTAATGAGCGCATTTCTTATTCTCTGGTAAAGCGCATACATCCGTCTGGAAATGAAATTCCCGATCTAATTCCTCAAAAAAATCAATCGGTGTTTCCCATATTTCGCTTTTAGACGAAAACATTACATTGGGATTCATTCCTTTGCTTCTCCTTTTAGATATTCTTCGATTAGCAGGTAGCAGTAGTCCCATTCTTCTTTTCGATTAAGTATTTTGCATGTGTACTCTATGGGACAATTTGAGCATGGCATTTTCCTGTATAGTGTTGCCGTTGCCTTTTCAAGCGTTCCAAAAAAATTTTCGTAATTAGTCATTTTTGCTTCTTTTCTCCTAAAAGTTAAGTTTCATTATATCGTCGATCATGCTTGCGCACTCTTCCGACGTATACTTGTGCTCGTTGTCAAAATGGGCTTCCGTTCCTTTTCTTTTTATATATTTTTCTTTTAAATTCTCCTCTACTATACTCTGTTGGGAATTGCTTGCATTTTTTGAAAAATTGTTTACATTTTCTCCGTTTTTGTTGACATCTTCTTGAATTTTTCCAATATCTATAAGAAGGTATCTCTTATCGACTTCAATATGTTTTCGGCGGCTAACTGCCTTAAAATATCGCTTTTGAATCCCTTTTGAGGTCAAAATTTGATATTTTTCATACATATCTTTGTCAAAGATACCCCTCTTAATTGAAGCCTTAGTTATTTCCAGCACAAAACTGTAACTCGCCTTTATTCCATTAGCAAACAACAGCATCATGTCGGTTGTCGATGAGCAGTAGTAACCAAACTCTCCGTATATTTTCTGAAAAAGTTTAACGACGATCGCCCACCCTTTTAGCCCGTATTCAGCTTCAATCAATCGGAATTTTTCATCTAACTCAACATCTAACGGAAAGTAAGGTATTCCCTGTTCTTTCATTTTACCTTCCTTTCTGAAAAACTCCTTGACCATTCATCGCATATTTCCACACCTATGACACCTCGTCCGCATTTTCGCGCCCGGACACTCATATTCACGGCTTTACTCGATTCATGGTTTGTTGATGTTAGTTTTTTATCTTGCTCTGAGGCAAGAATACTACCGCCCTACAGCGGTGAGAGTATGTCACCTCATCTTGTCAAGAAATCTCTTCAATGGCACTTTTGTTTCTTCAAGTTCTTTCATAAACTTATCTATATATCGCCACTGATGAATTACAGATTCTACGTCATCCGCACTCATAGCTAACTTATATCCCTTTTGATCAGGAGTTGCTATGATAGGACAACGCTTTTTTAAGATACTAAGTAAATCTCTAATTTTTCGGTCGTTGGAGCTATTATAAGGCCACCCCAAAACATGACATAACTCTTCTTTCGTGCAGGCTCTGTTTTCACCTTTCATATAGGCATAAATTTTATTTCCTCTCTCTTTATCCAATTGAGAGTAGCCAAGATTTTCATTCATGTTTTTCCCCCTCCTTTTCTCCTAAGATTTCCAAAATTTTATATGGCGTTTCTCTCTTCTCACAGAAAAAAACATCAACCCCATATTTGATCTTAATTCTATGTATGCGCTCCATCAGCTCTCTTCCGTCCATAAATAATTTAGAGTTAGCATGATTCGGATTTTTCCAACAATAAACATCCTCTAACTTTTTGATTCCGGAATCATTTTCAATCAATAATTTAATCGATACGCCGAGAGAAAGGCCTCGCTTGAACTCTCTGTCAAATCTAGCGCTATCGCCGCTCAGATTCGCTAAAATCTCCGTAAATGAGCCTTTTCTTTCAATCACCAAGTGTGGATTAGATGAATCCATATAATCACCTACATTTAACTTTCTACGCTCATACTGAATACCTAGCTTGTCCCATGTTTTTAAAATCGGCTTTACGGCGCAAGGTTTTTCTCTCGTATCATAATAAATCATTTCTCTTTTTCTATTTGATCGTCCAAGAATTTATTTAAATCTGATGAAACTTTACTTGGTTCAAACCAATCTGAAACAGTATGCTGTTTGTCTTTTATCGAGTTATAGATTCCGACAAATTCCACAATATCATTTAAATCCATTTCAGTGGTCTTTTTCCCGAGATAACGTTCTATCATCTCTTTGGTAACACCGATCTTTTCAAATTGAACTACCAGTTTTCTTACTCTATCTATCAGCGGTTCATCATTTTTACCGGCAATAGTCTTCTTACATTCTTCGATACAGTCTTCTACAAAGTAATTAGGAAGTATCGCCAAGATACGAGCCCTAAGTCGGCGAGCTGCCATATTTGCGTTAATCTCATAAATATCCCTATCGCTTTTTAGTTCAACTATCGAGTTTTTTGTTTCCCGGATATGTGGATTTGTAAAGGTTTGAGAACTAACCGTATTTGTCTCCAAATCCCAAGCATAAGCCATCATTTCGCTTTCACCTTTTTTACGGGATAGTTCTTTGATTCCATAATCGATGTTTCCGTAACAACGGGCTAACTCTTCCGCAAATCGAATGCTAGCGCCTGTAACCACCGAAGTTCCCCTCGGATACGAATAAAAAGCCCGCTCCGCAACAGATTTTCTTTGACATGCAGCCCGAGCGGCAGCATAAGCCCGGATCTCATCACGCGGGAATCTTTTTGCTATGGCAAGTTTCCCTTGAGCTTCAGCTATTGCGCGGTTCGCTTCAATAACTACGGTTCCTTGATTGATATCATCCATCGGGGGTGTCATACCAACCTGATCCGGAACAAAATTTTCTTTTTTCTCAATGATTTCTTTTCCCATATATCCTCCTACTTTATGTCATCTTTAACACGATTCCCGAGCAATTTCTCAAAGTCTTCATATATCTTTTCCAGCTTAGGAAAAAACTCCTCAAACGTAAGATTTTCTTCAGCTATAATTTCTCTTTGTTTTATTTTGAATAAACTTCTTATCGCGTCTTTGATAGAAGAAGGATAAATCGGTTTTAATATGTATTCTTCAACTTTTCCCGTTTTCTTGTTCTCCCTCTTAGCAATTCGCCCCAACATCAATGTCGTCCCATCTGAATCAAGACCGTAACCATAAAGCAACTTCAACATATCTCATTTCTTCCTTTATATAAATTCTTTCAATAAATAGCTCGGCAAAGCTAAATTATTTATCTCTCCTGAAAACCCGTTATATCCATACCAATCACCGCTATCTAAACACTCTTTATAAATACCGATGTATTCTCTGAATAAAGATAACCCTCGTTCAAGAAAGAGATTATCAGCTTGTAAAATATTCACCATATATGGCGGCTTTTTTTCTGCAACAATAAAAACAAAATCGACTTGTTTCCCTGTTTCTTTTTCTACCGCTAACTTATACATGGCAGCTTGTAGATCATATCCGAATTTTACACAATCTTTTCTGAAATCATCTGTTTTTGCAGAATTTGTACTTTTCAGGTCAGTAACTAAAATTTTTTCTTCAAATTCTCTTAAACAGTCTGGTCTAACTTTACATTCTATTCCTGTTACATCATCAGTCCAATAGTAAGAGGTTTCAATTTCTCCGGGTTTCAATAAAGCTCTGGCATACTTGTTTCTCATAATGCTTTCTTGCATCCCGATAATTGTCAGATATTGATCTTCTGTGATAATCTCTTTACCTTGATTATCCAACAAAAAATCTTCATATAGTTTTTTCCCAATCTTTGTTCTCTTGTCAAAGATTGGAATTACCGCAAATTCTTTATTAAAATCTTTTGGCTCTAACACGTACTTATGAAAAGCTCTTCCGAAAATCAAGGAATCTGAATCCTCTTCCGGATGTTCTTCGCAATATTTGAACCATTGAGGACTAATTGACAATTTAAACAGCCTGGACTTGTTTAATGCCGGATCCGTATGATAAATTCTGCTTTCTTCTTTTCGTTTCATAGTCATCTGCCTCTGCTCTTAAAAAATCAGCAAAACATATTTGATCTTCCAAGCAATATTCTTTCCCTTTAAGTTCAAGCATCTCCAATATGTAATCTTCTTGAAGGGATTTGCTAAGCAATTTTTCTATAACTTCTGTACCCAAACTTGCAAAAAAACCATTTAACAATATATTTTCTTTATTCTCTGCCCCCAACTCAATCGCATTGAATAAATTTGCATTTGATTTTATGCAATCAGGACAAATTCCAAAAGTCATTTCTTCTTTGTCATACATATCTTGGCAATATGGACAAACAGCCTTTTCTGTAATGCCTGAAAATTCACCTCTGCTCATTCCGCCTTCTCCTCTTTCTCTATCCTTTCGCTAATAGTTTGAACGGCATCTTTTATACATTTATTTAATTTTTCGTTAGTCAACTTAGTTGTTGCAAGTTGGCTTGCGGTGGAATAGGCTGTTGCGGCATTTGATAACCATGCCCCATTTGCCCGTATTGTTTTCTCGTTTGCCTCTTTCAATTTTCGCTCGTAATAACGAATATCTGAATTGATCTCTTGCAAAAATTCACAAATCGAAGAAGATTCTTCTTTGAAAAAGTCGAAATTCTCTTTTACGATAGTTTCTATGCCTTTTTCAACAATCTCTTTTCTAGCTTTGCATCGCGCAATTTTTTCGGATAATTCCCGAATTTCATCCGCATAAAGCTGCCACAACAATTCATTGTCGTTTTTTTCAGTTACCTTTTCCATGATAAATCTCCTTCTTTCTAATTATTTTTTTTAAGCCCTAATTTTTTGCACCAACCAACTTTACAATCAGGTTGAGTACAGTTAAGGCAAGTTTTAATTTGACTTTCCTTCCGGCTATTGCTTCTTTCCTCAATCTCACATTTCTTGATATATGGAGATACAGCTTTAAGATTTGGTCTTATGACTCTTTTAGAATTAGTAATATCTAGCATCTTTTTTACCTACATTTTTGTTTTGGAGCTGATAATCGGGCTCGAACCGATAACCTACGCATTACAAATGCGTTGCTCTACCATTGAGCTATATCAGCATTTATCGGCTACTAGGAATATTCTTTTCGCCGATAATTAGGAGTTGTTCCTTATAGAAACAAGTAGAGATTTATCAGGGGGATAATAAATCTCTTTGGTCGGGATCTCAAGACTTGAACTTGACACCTTTGGCTTATAAGGCCACTGCTCTAACCAAATGAGCTAGATCCCGAATTTCTAGGGGGGATTATCAGAGTATACTAGAGATATTTCTCCCCCTAGTTCTACCTGATTCTTTTGCGATACCAGGCATAAAAATGGGCTGTTCCTTATTCCATTTAACAACTGCTAACGTTGTACACCGTTACCCCGTTTATCTAGAATTAGAGGATCGTTCGTTGCACCCATTGGCAGGGGTGGCAGGATTTGAACCTACGAAATGCTGGAATCAAAATCCAGTGCCTTACCGCTTGGCGACACCCCTAATTGAAAAAGAACTTCCAGTTGTTGTATATCTCAAACTCATATTTACTCAGTTTCATATTAAGAGCAAGTTTATGTTTAATTCGGTATAGCTTTTTTTCTAGCGACTGTAATGCCCCGTGCATAATCGACCTCTTCTTTTATAATGTCATCCGTCAAGTTCCTGGTTAAATATGCTATATAATCTGAACGGTGAACTTTTCCCGAAAGTCTTAGAGAATCACGATAGTGTTTGATTTCTCTCATTTTGCGTGAAGCTACATTATAGCTGATTCCAAAATAATTTTGCAGATCCGCAATCGTGATTAGCTCCTTGTTAATCAAAGTAACGACTTTTTGTTCTTCCACCAGCTTGTCCTCCTTCTTCTTCATTAAACTTTCAAATTTTTCATACCACTCATCACTTTTTTTGAAATCACCGATTAAGAAAAAATACTCGGCTATGATACGTATCAAAAGGCTATCTTCTGACAGAATCTCATGCTTCATTTTCTGTTCCGACAAAACGGTCTTAATCGCTCTCTCTAAAAATGAAAGTTCAACTTCATCGATAGGGATATTCATGTAAGAAATCGCCTTATCTATATATGGAACCATATTATCCCTCCTCTATACTTGGCTGCTTTTCTTTAGCAAAACAAGCTACTACCTGTTCTACCGGAACATTAAATAACTCAGCTAACTTTATCAGATCATTTACATTTGGGACTGACTTACCAGTACACCAAGCGCAAACAGTTGTATAGCTTTTCCCCATTGCTTTGCCCAACAGCCGTGTCGACCAACGACCTTTTTTCATCAATTCTTTAAATTTCATTTCTCCTCCTTTGGGTTGATAAACAGTTGTTCTCCTTTCCTGCTTGTTTACTCATTATAAGTTTTCTTACTTTGCTATTAAGTAGCTAAGGCGTTTGTCAATCATTTTATTTCATTTTTCTAAACATTTTGACAAACGCCTCCGTTCTTTGTGTTCTCATTATAGCAAAGAACGGAATAAATAGAACAATTTGTTCCTTTTTGAATATAGATTAACACACATTTTGTTTTCTGTCAAGCGTTTTTGAACATTTTGTTTTACTTTTTTTAAAAAATAAATTAAAATAACATAAACAATTTGTTTGAGGTTTATCATGAATAATCTAAAAAAATTAAGAAAGGATAGAAAATTGAGTCAATCTGATATAGCGGAGTTTCTCAATATCACAGCCAATGCTTATGGTCATTATGAGTTAGGGAAAAGACAACCAAATCCAGAAACTTTGGTTAAACTAGCTGATTTTTATGGTGTTAGTATAGATTATATATTAGGGCGAGATGATACGGAACCAGAAGATCCGATTGTCAATAATATCAATATCCCAAATGATTATAAAGAAATTCCAGTTGCTTTGTATCATGCAGCGAAAGGATTAACACAAAAAGAAGCAGATGCGGTGGTTTCTTTTATTGAACTTATCAAATCAAATAAAGATGAGGATAAAAAATAATATACATTTTAAAAATATTTTTATAAATATGACATGCGTTTGTCATAATTATAGTATACACTATCCCTTGTAAGGAGGGAATAAAATGGAGCTTTTAGATTTATACAGTTTTACTGAAAGAAATAACATTAAGATCATGTCATATAATCTTGAAACTTTGAACGCAGTAACGATTAAATTAGATAAATATTTTATAGGAATAAATAAAAATATTATAAAATCGGAAAAAGCGGAAAAGTTAATTTTAGCTCATGAAATAGGACATTGCATGACTGATCACTTTTACTTTTTGAAAGATATCAATAATCCTCTTTATAAGCAGAATATAGAAAAAGCCGAAAGAGAAGCAGACGATTATGCAATTTCTCTTTTGGTATCCCCTGAAGAAATTATGCAGGCTCAAAATAAATTTAATAATGATGCTGAAATCGCTGAAGAATTAAACATAAGTATAACATTGTTGCGAAAGGCTGTAGGATATTATAAACGCAAAAATTTACTATAACGCAGGAGCTTCTCTAAATGATAAATCAAAAGGAAATAAAAAACAGACTACGCCAAGTTATGAAATATAAAGGAATAAAAATATCCGATTTGGCAAACGATCTTAAAATAACTCCGGCAAATTTATATCCATATTTTAGTCAAAACAGAGAATTAAATTTAGATAAAATCGTTTTATTCTCTGAATACTTAGATGTATCGTTAGATTATATTCTTTTGGGGAAAAGAATTGGTTTAACTATTTTAGATCCTTTAGCGGAAAAATCTTTTGAAAAATCGCTGGATTTCGATTCTGAGCATTTTGGCGTTTATTCTCAGTGGGATAGCATTAAGGGGATAAAAAAGTTAGATCTACTTATTTTCAAAAAATGTCATGACTATAAACAAAATGATATTATTTTAATTAAAGATTTATCCAGTAAAATTGAGATAGGTCGTTATTATGATTTAGACGGAATCTCTTTACTTTATTATGACAACGGGCTCTCCCCCATAAAACTTGAAAATAATCATATTGTTTTAGGGAAACTTGTTTGCGCTATTACGGAGTATTAGAGAGGGGAAAAATGGCGAGTTATGAAAAACTAAAGGACGGAACATGGAGCGTCCGGTTCAGAATATTTGAAGACGGAAAAGAAAAAAACAAGCGCCTAACACACTGGGAGGGAGATAAAACTCAACCTAAATTTTATACAAAGAAAGAAGCAACTCAGGGATATTTAGATTATCAGGAGAAAGCAAGAAAAATTCCTGCCAAACCTGTATATTCCCCTGCTTCAATGACATTTGGCGAATTAGTACAGAGATATTTAGAAAATCTTAAATATAATGCAAAAGAGAGTTCGTATTATACGAATGAAAGAAAGATAACTACTTTAATATTATCTTATTTTGATGATAAAACGCCTGTAACTTTAATTAAGACATCTCAAATATTAAATTGGCAGAATAATTTGACTGAAAAAGGCTATGCGTTTTCATATAAAAAAAGTGCCAGAGCTTTGTTATCCAGTATTTTCAAAACAGGAGAACTCTATGACATTTACTATAATCCAGTCAAAAAGGTTCCTAATTTCAAAAATATCGGACAAAAGCCTGAAATGCGATTCTTTACTGAAAAAGAGTTCTTAAATTATCTTTCTGTTATTCATAATATTAGAGATAAAGCTCTTTTTTCTTTTCTTTATATTATGGGGACAAGAAAAGGAGAAGCTCTTTCATTACAGTGGAAGGACATAGATTTAAAAAATAAGACACTAAAAATTTATAAAACTGTTACCAAAGATACAAACGGAGCAAAAACATATAAAATCACAGCACCTAAAACAAATAATAGTTATAGGCAGCTAGATATCCCCGATAATTTATTAGATTTGTTAATAAAATTAAAAAAATCTATTGATGGATGCTCTGAAGAATTTTATGTTTTTGGCCGCGAAGAAAATTTACCTTTCCAGACTTTATCCAATATACATAAAAGATATACGATCTCATCAGGCTCCAAAAAAATAAGAATACATGATTTTCGTCATAGCTCTGTTTCCTACATGATAAATCACGGAGAAAACCAAATATCTGCAATTTTTACTATAGCTAAAAGACTTGGGGATACTACAGAAGAAATATATAAAACCTATGGACATTTATTCCCAGATGAAGGGAAAAAACTAATAGATAAATTTAACGATTTAAAATTAAATTAGGTACGAATTTAGGTACAAAAAATAAAATTTTAATATAATTTTATAAAAAAAGTCCTAAAAATAATAAAAAAAGTTACTATTTTTGTGAAATTTTAATGTAGTTATTATTTCCCTTTATCCGCACCAATACTATATATTGTGTATTATTCATTACTTAAACCACAATATATAGTATTTTTTTATATTTAGGTACAAATTAGGTTCACTGTTTTATCCAAAAACGGTCGCAAATTTCGTTTGAGCAGTCCCAAATATCATATATAATCCCAAAAACAGAACAAGTTAAATGTCCGCTAATTCTTATAATACAAATGGTATCTTTAAAGTCACTTGCAATTTCTTTAACGGTTTTTCCGTCCCCTTTGTAGCAATTAAAAGAAAAAATATCTTCTAATAAATGATGATAACAACAAGGACATAATTCATCGCATTTAAGAGCAATTCCAGTTAATTGAAGAAGTCTATCAACTGTTTTATAAGGAAGATGCGTGGCAAGGCTTATCGCCCTGCACACGCAATCATTTTCTTCCTTAGACATTGGATTCAGGTTTAAATATTTGTAACCTTTCATTCTGCAACAATACAATGATAATAGAGAGCAAGTTTTTCGTCCGGTGATCCGTCAAAATCTTCGTCTTTCAAGAACGCATGCGCCAAGTCAATGTATACTTCTAATCTATCCATGCCATATTTTTTAAAGACTTTACAATAGTCACTATAAAGCATGTTGACAGTCATACAAAACACCATATTATCAAACGCGTTTATATCGATTCCCATTTGCTTAGCCACTTGTTCAACTTGTTCTTTTGAAAAATGTTCGCCATGAGATCCATCAGAGTTTTTCAACTTACGCTTCCATTCTTCAAAATCTTCTTTAGTAAGCAAAATTCCATTCATCATTGCATTTTCGCCATAGTCTCTTCTTCCAGGATAACGTGAGTTGTTTCTATAGTCTCTGTCCATATAATGCTCTCTTACATCAAATGGCATATCTCCGAAATATCCATAATATTGTCTACCCCGTTCATCAACCACATGATCTCTCGCATAGTCTTGTCTTGGATAGTCCGGATAAGCATATCCATTATCATATTCTCGGCCAATATAACCATTACCGCCATCATAGCGTTCATTGTACTCCCCATAATCTCTACGAGGTCTTTTACTATAAATGTATCCCCCTCGAGAGCCATACGGATTTCTCCCGTCTTTCCCCATGAGATATTCTTTGACAAATCTATTCATACATTACCTCCTTACTGAGCCTCAACATCTTGTGTTGTAGCTGTGGATGTGACAGGGATACTAATTAAATTATTTGAAGGGGCACAAGCAACGTTTCCTAAAAGTCTGAAGCTACCGCCAGTTGCACTTGTGTATACAACCGTTGAGTATTTAGTCCTTGTTCTAATTGAACAAGCAGAAACCTGCGAGCAATTACACTTTGTAAGCGGATAGGTTGTTGTAGTTACGCCTCCTATTGTAATGTAAACATTAGCAGAAATAGTTGTAGCAGAGGGAATATTCTGAGCGACTACAATACAATATTTTTGTCCATTCATATAATTCCCGGCAGGAATATCAATCAACAAACTATTTGCAGTGGAATCAAATGTTACGGAGTTTGAAAGTATTAACCGATCACAAAGTTTACAAGTATTTTTACAAGACATAAATTATCACTCCTTTTCAAATAGTAGGCGCAGGAACTGTCCCCACGCCTTACTATGAATACTATTTAATCAGTTTTAGGCGCAGCACCCGCCGCCGAAATTCCCAAACGCCGCTTGATACGGAGAACAAGTAATATAGGCGGGAACCGGGGTCGGCATTTTCAACGCATTTACAATGTTATTTGTCTGATTAAATTGAGACAGCTGAGCTTGCGCTTGCGTCAATTCTGTACGAAGAGATGTGATCTCATTTTGGGTCAGATAATCGATAATTCTTTGCGTGCTCGCATTTTGAGCCTGGATAATATCACAGGTATTTTTTGCCATATTATAATTTACGCCGTCAATAGCGCGTTGTGTCTGGCAGCAACAATCCTGCAAGTTATAACCGAGCTGAGCGATTCCTCTTTCTGTTCCGTTTGCAGACTGGAGAATAGCCGTGTTTACGCCATTAAAGCCCTGACACATCGTCTGTTGTATTCCAGCCTGTCCAAGTTTGAGTTCATTCAAACTAGAAAGAACAGCACTATTGTTAAAACCACTCGCAACATCAGCTGTCGTCGCAAGTTTACCTATATCGTATCCCATCGTCGCACCTCCTTGATTACCGCCAAAGCCGCCATTTCCCCAGCCGCCATAGCCAAATATCAGCAGGATTACAATCCAAAACCATGCGCCATCGCCCCACATTCCATTTCCATTTCCATTGGAATCGCGGCCAATCGCATAGCCTTCTGCAAAACCACCTTCATTATACATTAAAAATTTACCTCCATTTATTTTATATTAACTCTCTGCGCGCTTGAGAGGAAATATCATTTATTTAAATCTTTTTGCCATTTCTTCCAATTGATTTATATCAATACCATTATCCTGGCACATTTTCATAACAACTTCTTTAGGGCTTTTCCCGCTTTGTTGTAACTGACGAATTAATTGAGCCGCTTGTGGATTCTTTTGCATCATCATATTTGCAATTGCCTGTGGATTTATTCCTCCATTCATCAACTGCATTATTTGGTTAATTGGATTATTTGAGTTCATAATTCCTTTAATCGGATTCATACTTTATTCCCCCTTTTTAGCTGATTGAGGCGGTGTTTGCCTCTTAGAAAGCAAAGACATCATCTCATCCATTTTTTGGCTTAAAACAGCTATATCCTCTGCTTTGGCAAATTGTGTCATATCAACTGAATTATTTTCTATTGGCTTAGCCTTTCCGCCTTCTGTAATTTCATGGAACTCAAAAGAACGGATCGTACAACGGCCTTGCAAATCACTTGTTTTAATATAGAAATAAGGGTTATCATTATCCATCAGCAAAACAGTTGAATTGGCTGGCATATAGTATCCTTTTGCTCCTTCCATTCCGTTACAGTATGCAAATTGATTGCCTGTTTGTTGTGTTTGTTGTTGCAAGTTGGCTTGCGGTGGAATTGGCTGTTGCGGCATTTGATAACCATACCCCATTTGCCCGTAAGGATTCATATAACCTTGCCCATAACCATATCCGTTAAAACTCATTATTTACCTCCATATTATTAAATTCATAGTTTAAAATCGCCAAGTAGTCCAAGTATCCTTGCAACAAATAAATTTCTTGCAAAGTAATACTTTCACTCTTTTTCAATTTGTCAAAAATTATTAAAGACTTTTCCCTGAGTTCTCTCATTTTATTTTTCTTGGAATTATAAAAAAACATTTTATCCATCTCATTTCTCCTACGCAACCATTATAAATTAAATTTTGATAAATCACCATACCTATAGCACCCCAATTTTATACCAAATTTATACAAAAAGACAGCGACTGAAACCAGTCGCCGCCTTTATAGGAAATAATGAGATTAAGTATGAGCTTGATTAAATCGAAACAGCATTTCTTGTATTTTAGGCGCAATAATTCCTGTCATCCGCCTCTGAACTGTTTTCCAGTCGCAGTCAACAATTTCAGCTATTTCTTCATAAGTTTTTTCATGACAGTATCGCAACTCTGCAATTTTCCTGTCAGTTTCCCTCATCGGAGTTTCAGATATGATATGTTTTAATTCACTTACGGTTAGCCTTTCCCGATAGGCTAAAATCTCATTATTTCTCAAAATATTCCTAGTTTATAATTAAATTTATTATTGCAGTAATCAATATCCCGCCAACCGTAGCTAATACCCACCAAATCCCCTTGTTAATTCTTCCGAGATCTTTTTGCATAGTGGATAATCTTTCTTCAAGTAAAAGCCCCTTTTTTTCAAGCTCTTCTATGCTTTCACCTTGTTTGTCAATTGTATCCCAAATTCTTTTTCTATGATATTTGCAATCTTCACATGTAACAAAACTTTTATTCTGTTCCTGTTCCATTATTCCCGCCCTCCAATAACTTCTGCAACTGTTTGACAATCTGATTTGTTCCTGTCGCGCCAAGACCGCTTACAAGCCCCACGATGATTGCATTTACAATGTTTTCCGCAGGTATCATTGCAGGATATACGAAATAAAGCAAAATACCAAAACCGATGCCAAGAATACCTGCTACAATAGGTATAAAATTCTTTGCTTTTTCGTTGTTCTTGAAAATCTGCTTGTATAACTCCAAAAGAAGATATACTGCAACAATAATTACAGGAACGCTTACTACATCTAAAATGTCCATATTTAATCCTCCATTTAATTAAAATATTTTTGACCGAGCTTGTCCGCCTGCCCCTCGAACCATATCGCGGAATATGCGGGCAAGGTCTGTTTCGTGACCGGATATTTATATTTATAATACCATTCGCGATACCAGTACCGCACGGCGGATGGGATAGCAATCACAAACGGGAAGAGAATACCCCACCATAAATTTTGCAAGCCATGTCCCGCCTCGTGCTGCCGCGTGGATAATCCCGCGCCCTTGCACGTAAGGAAGAATGCGCCGAGATTTACGCCGCCCCAGTTCTTTCCAACTTCAATATAAATATTATAATGAAACCGTTTCGGCTTACACCCGCAGCAAATCAGAACGAGAACAACAACCGCGCCGATCGCCGTCATTAAAACACCATAAGTGCATTGCCATAGCCAATAGAGAATACCTTTTAATACTTTCATAGATTTACCTCTTTTTATATTGCGGTTACAGAATCCGTATATCGACAGTATGACCAAAGAGAATCATTAGTTGTATACCAACCGGAATTGGTCGTACTATAAAAAGTAAATTCGATTTTTAGTGCTGGATTGGTTGTTGAAGAGGAAGAATCGATAAGAACTCTATTTATATATTCAAATTGCATTGTCGATTCCGCCAATCTAAAAACCTTACTGTCGTAACATGGGTAATACGTATAATTAGAGCTACCCTTTATACTTTTTAAATATTTAATTAAAGAATCGCCGCCGTAGTTTGAGTTACCGCACGTGAAAACTGTTTCGTCATCATTTATTATCATAATTTTGAAAGATACGCGCGGGTCCTTCGTAGTGGGGTATGGCGTAAAACTTAATATATGCAAATATTTAGTTCCGCCGCCAGCTCCCGCTAGTGCTTCTTCAAGTCCGTCCACGGAAGAGATCGGGAATTTAATCTCCTCCGTGTTGTTGGCTTCGTCTGTTTTCTTTTTTATCTTATAAACTGACATAATCACACCAACTCAAAGAACAAGCCGCCGACTGCAAGAGACGCGCTCGGATTTGTTGCGCCTGACGCTCCAAACTCGATAAGCTGCCCGCCTGCGGTCACTCTACCTTTCGCGTCAGCGGTAACGACGGAATAAGAGCCAGCCGTAACTCCCGAATTGCTCAAAGTCACGGAAATGGTTTTATCCGCGCTACCGTCAAAGGTCGTCTCGCCCGTTACATCTCCCGAAAGCGCAATTTTTCTTGCCGCTGCGAGCTTCGTTGCCACGTCTGCGGCGTCAGCGTTTTCGGCGTTCGGAACGGGTGTCGTCCCTGCAATGATTGCGTCAACCTTATCCTGTGCGTCTTCCGCGGTAGTTTTTGCCTCATTTGCGGTAGACTGTGCGTTACCAGCCGCAGTACCAGCGTTAGTAGCGTCATCCTGCGCCTTTTCAATAGCGTCATCCTGCGTGTTGTTTTTGGCTTCAATATTGCTTGCTCTCGTCTGCAATGCCGCGATAGCGTCCGCGTTCGCTTTACCTTTGTTCCCTGGATAAGCCGTCCCCTCGGTTTCTCCAGTTGCAAGAGATTCGCTGATTTCAACGTAAGCCGTACCGCTCCAACGGTAAGTCTTATTCGTGTCTTTCGCGACGTAGATTTTTCCAGCCTCGCCCGTTGTCGGGAATGCGGCAAGATTATCGTATTCGAGTACGTCGTCAACATAAGACGGCAACTGCGAAGAGGGGACTTTCCCGTCCGTTCCGAGGGTTGCAACACCGTTTGCAACGCCCATTTCAGAACGCTTGACCTGCGCGTCATTCGTTACGTTTCCGAGACCGACATCAGTCTTTGTCAAGCTGTCTTTCGTCGCCAGCGCGCCGAGGTCTGCCGTATTCGCCTTTTTGTTCAGCTCCGTTTGCGTCGCCGTAGAAACGGGCTTGTTCGCGTCGGACGTGTTATCCACATTACCGAGACCGACATTCGCTTTCGTAATGTTTACGTTGCCCTTGCGATAGGTTTCTTCTGCGTCGCCTTTAACCCCAGTAACAACGCCGCCGCCCGTAATGCCGTCTAACTGACTGACGACTTCATCGATAACTTCTTGTACGTTTTCACCTGCCGCTCCGCTTGTCGTATTATCATAAACGACGTCTGCCGCGTCCGCCCAGCCCTTAAAGAGCTGCTCTTCTTTCCCCGTAGCTGTTTTGCGGTATACCTTTCTTTTTTCTGCCATTTTCTTACTCCTTTCTTATTTTTGATTTTCGCAAATATAATCTCCGACTTTTGCGTCGGGTAATTCCTCACCCTGTTCGATGTTATAAAACTTAGTCCATAACGAACTCATCGAATTGAGGTCTGTAACTTTTGTTTCCCCTTCATTTTCTAAGAATATCTTTATTTTTTCATGCGGGGTAATCGATAAATCAATAGTCGGATAATTCGCTCCAACTTTTATAGAATTATTTATTTGATCTCGAACAGCATCTGATAAATTAAGCAAATATATTGAATCGTCCTGTGGACTTACAGAAACGACAATTTCATCGGTTGATTCAATTGAAATTTTATTTTCTAATGATAAAACGCAAGAATCTTTTATATAAACTTTTTCCGGAGGTTGCTCTTTGACTTTAACTGATTCCTGTTTATCAGCCAGTTTTATAAAGATTTTTTGCATGATCCCACCTTAAATTAAAGAGTTATTTCGTATCCAAGTTCAAATTCTCCTTTCAAATACGTTTTGACTTCTCCGCTAGAAAAATTTATTTGAAGGTCATAGTAATACTTTTTAGGGGATATTAAAAGATTTTTGGTATCCTCGGAGGCAATTAAAGCATTGATTGTATTTTCTTCGTAATTAAAATAAATTCCATTTTCCGGATATACTTTTTGAAATATATATTCACCTGATACATTGCTATCTTTCGGGATATTATCTCTCAACGAGAAATATATTTTATCACCAGCTTCAGGTATATAACACTTCCCGTCTCTTTCGATTTGAACCGATAAAATATAAGTATCTCCCCTGGTATATTTGATATTGTAAATTTTAGTCATTGAATTTGCTCCTTTGTTCAAACTATAAATTCAAAAGCAATATAAAAATAATCAAAAAGAATAACCAAGAAAATTATATCAGGGCATAACATACGTAACGCCGTCTACCGTAACTTGATTTATAGGCTTACCGCCCCATGTAGTCGTCACCGTGCCGTTGATCGTAAGTGTGCGAATGGTTTTTGTCTTCGTAAAATTTGCAGTAAAAAACGTGTTTTCCGCAGTATAAACCACAGTGTCGCTCGTTACTTCGATAACCTTATAATTGCTCGAAATCACCCAAGATTTAGCGGAATATACCAGCGTAGAATCATAATACAAACTCCCAGTAGAACTCATGAATGTCATACTAGCAAATGTTGTCCCGTTGGAAGTAAAAGGCATGATTATGGTAACATCATCCCCGTTCACAACGGAAGCGCATTTATATGTTCCTGCCTCTATGGTATATGTAGCAGCCGTTGCCGCAACAGTAACCGTAACATTCCCTGTAATGCTACCGATAACCGCAGTCCCTGTGCTCTTCGTCCATGAAACAAGCGTTGCGCCAGTTACCGTTATACTGCTCGGAAGTTCATAGCCGTCGTTAGCCGTAAATTTTAAGTTGTATTCGTACTCAGTTTCGACCTCCGTTGGATTTGTCCCCCAACCTGTGCAATTCGTCAAATTATAGGTTACTGTGTAGGTAACAACGGGCGGCGTATAAGGCTGATAGTTGGTTGATAAAAATCCGAAGTTGTCAGCATCTTCTATAACCTGATCGCCAGCTATGATAATATGTCTATTCGCACCATCTGACCACGAGCCAGTATATACAAACTCATATTGCCCCAGTTCCTCTGAATAACTATATGCGATTGCAACTACTTCGGGGTCTACATACATAAAGGTCGAAGAATCCACTCCTCCGCTTCCACTGTCCCAATAAGAAAAGTACAGCGGAATAGTAGCGTAAGAAGTAAGTACCCACTCATCTATTGTTGCGAGAGCTTCATATTCGCCAGCGTAAATAATGTTAAGACTATCTAATTCTGTGAAACCCGAAACATTTGCGCCAATAAAATTATTCATTACATCGTCAGTATCCTGTACGGTGTCGGTTAACAAAATCTTACGGTATTCTTGATCTCCCCATGAATCGTTGCTGTAAACGGTAACAAAATCAGTAGCCGTTGTATAATACCTAACAGTATCGTTGATAACTGATATAGATATAAACGCTTGACCGCGAGACGAAAATTTTACAGTATAGTCAGCTTCGGTAAGTGATAATGTGTTTTGAAGCTCAATCAGCCCTGTGGTATTTGCCATAATTCACCTCACAAATTTGTAATTGCAATATCAACTGTGCTATCCTGGTTTTCTGTGATCGTTGCATTCTCCGCATTAGCTGTAAGTTCTTCAATCACTATATCAACTGTCCCATTATCATTGTTAGTCACTAATGCGTTTGCCGGAATCGTATCTGATATTATAGTAATTGTAACATTACTGCTCACGCTGTTAATAATAGCAATTCCCGTACTTTTATCCCACGAGTTAAGCATTGCTCCATTTACCGTTATGGAATCAGGAAGTTCATATCCATCTGAAGCCGTAAATACTAGTGAATAACTGTTCTCTGCCTGAACGAATACCGGGTTCGTACTTTCTCCCACGCAGCCCGTAAGATTATAAGTTACACTATAATTTATCAATGTGGCAGTAACGGTCACAACTACATCTCCCGTAAAATTGCGAATCTCTGCGACGCCGTTTTCCGCATCCCATGAAACCAACTCACAATTCGTCGCTGTAATTGATGTCGGCAACTCATAACCTGTATTTGCTGTAAAATTGAGTTCGTAAATTTTATTCTCTAATGTAGTCGGATTATTATCAGAACCAGTACAGCCTGTAAGATTATAAGTTATGGTTGGCGCTTCAATCGTATAGTTCACTGCCGTACTTTCTAAACTGTTTAAATAACCAATATCGCAACCCGCTTCTACCGTGATACTATACGTTCCATAATCCGTTATAAACTGCGACAGGTCAACCGTCAAAGAGGTTGTTTCCGTAAGCTGTACGCCGTCTTTATAGACGATATACTTTGTTGCGTTTTCAACTGCTGTCCAAGAAAAAGTATTACCAGTCAAACTTACTGTAGGCGTATCAAGTTTTGGATCGCCATATAGCACCCAATGCGCCTCGCTTTCAACATAATGATATATCTTTACTCGCTGTCCTTTGTTATTTCCATCCCCAAATAATCCGATCTTAGGTTCTGCTTTATAAACTAACGTATTGGAGTTAACTAATTGATAGTCTGATCCGTCCTCAGTTGTTAAAAGTAGCTCCCCTTCATTTACAATAAAGTCGTTAATATTAAAAATATAAGAACCATTATCATCGGAAAGCATAAGAGTTTCGCTTTCTTCATCATATACTCCAAAATCCATCTTCTTTGTTACTGGAATTTGGCAAACAGTTTCAATTTCCCAAGTGTCAGCAGTTAAACTTTTTATATTACTGTGGTCGCCATCGATTTGTTGGTAATAAAATTTGTTACCCATTTGAGCAATATATCTCGGAAGGTACTCAGTTATTCCAGTCTGAATATTGGTTTGCGTTGTTTCAGCATCTACATCTAAGATATTACAATATCCACCCGAAGAAAAAAAATATATTTTATTGTTATAACAAATTCCGCGGCTTGCAATCATCCATGAAGCCCTACTACAAACATTAGTATAAGATGCGGCATTATTTGCATAATCCCATTTGTATACAACCTCACTTGTCCGCCCATAATACCAATAAACATATTGATCATCAACTGCTAAAATATAGTGCCCTGATACAAAACCACTTGTGGATGATATTGGCGCTGCCAATGTTTTATTAAGAGCTATTTCCCCTTCCGAAGTTTTTATAAATGTATATACATTTACAACGTATTTCCCTGAAGTCCAATAGTAATCCTTACTTAATGCTATTGCCTTATTCTTATAATTAGCGTAACCTCTCAGGTTAGTTGTGCCACTATTTGATCCCCCTCCTAAAGAAATAGTAAAACTTATTTCATTAGAATCTTTATCTTTTACCCCTAATTTATAGTAAGCTGAATATTTATAGGCCGTATTTTCATTTGTACGAAGACAAAATCTTATACCGTTATAAATAAAATTAGTTTTTGCAGTAGAGGTTTGGTTATTGACAGAATATGAAACATTTAATTCACTCTCATTAGGAGTTACAATTAAATTATTATCAATCGTGACTTTGCTCGGCTCCGTACATTTAACCCATCGTTTCGTCGTATCAGTCGGCTCAGTTTCACTATAAATCACGTTAAGTTTAACTCCACCGGAAGTTTCAGGCGCATAATTACCAGTCACTCCCAAAATCTGAACCCCGTTCTTGATATTCTCCGCGATAATATTTTCCGAATCGGAAGGCATTACCATTATATCCTCATCACAGTATGTTCCCTTTGTTTCAAGGACAATACCAGACGGACTTGAAAGCTCAATTACGGGCGTAGAATTATTCATTACGAAATTGTACAAATCATCATCAACACTAACAGGACTGACAAACTCAAAAACCTTATATTTACTATTCCACCCTGAATCAGAACCAGCTGACATTGAGTATGCAATAATTCCCAAGTCGGAGTTCTCTGGATAATAGGCTAATGTTTTCTGCGTTACTAAAGGCGGCGTGCCTGTTACATTGTAAGAAAAAGCCGCATATTGACCGCCACCGCTGATAAAGGGAATATTTGTTTTAGCAAGCGCGGTCGTCCCAAGTGTATCATTCCACACGCGCTTTCCGCTTAATACGTTATCAGACATATCTTAATCCCCTTTCAATCCGCAAACACATGAAATGCACCATTATATGTCGGAATACTTCCCGTTATTTTCGCCCCTTTGACATAAGCAGTTTTTCCCAATAAAATATCTCCGGCTGCCGCGGTTGCATCTGAAGTGTCAGTCCCAGATCCGCTCCCGTCTGTAGAATAAACAACAAGTTCTTCAGAATCTTTTTTTCGTACTTTAATTCGGGAGATATTATCAAAATTTCTTTTGTTAATTTTTATATCATACGCCATAATTAAACTCCAATCGTAACCTGCTCGGGTTCTTCTACTACACTTGCATTGATAATCGTTATAGATCCGTCGCCGTTATCAATGACTTTAAATCTTGTATATGTTACCCTATTGCTTTCTTTACTGTTTTTATAAGATAATGAAGAAGCAATTATATAAATTTCATGTTCATCAAAATCGCTTAATATATCAAACAAATCTATTGAAAAACTATTTGTTGACCCGTCATCATTTATTTCTGCTATCAGAGAATTATCCGCGTAAACAAAATATAAATTTGCATTCTCGATCTTTCCCCAAGACAAAATAGATTCTTCAAGCGCAATAGTCGGCGTTTGTAATTGTTCTCGGTGGAGTTCTTGTAATGTTAAACTTTCAAACGGGCAGCCTGTGTATTCAACCCGTCTATTTGTAACACACCCTAGAAAATTCTCTTTCTTGTCCTGTCGAGGATAAATTAAAATAATATCTCCAACCTCTAAAATCTCCCCTTGCGACCAATTTTTTACATTATTTCCTTTGGAATCAAGGTAATCGGAGCATCCGATTTGTACTTGAGCCTCAGATATTCCGTTTTCATAATCAGATAAAATATTTTGAGCAATATAATCAGATAGCAGCATTGAATACAAACTATCTCTAGCTTGTGGTTTTACTCCATTTACAAAATTCGTTTCATTAAATATGTAAAACCTACGCCCATCCGTAAAATCTCTATTTGCATTCGGATATTGAGTATTTGGTTGAGAAAAATAAGCAGATTCTCCGGTATAGCTTTCATTACCAGTTAATTCATCGCCAAAGATTAGCCAATAATTTTGTTGTGCTGTCAATATAACATGTTTTTCGATGAACTGTCTTGATCCTCCGGTTGTCGGTATTGATAATAGAATTTCTATTTCTCCATACGCCGATGTATTGATCAAATTTTCTGTTTGCAGTTTTATCCGGATATTTTTCTCGTCTGGAATGCTATTCCCTTCCGAATCGGTTGTAGTCGGGAAATAAGTTTCTACTATCATTAAGGTATTGTATGGTTCATTCGATACATAATCCAAAACCAAATTATGTTCCCCAGTCGTATACCATATTTTATTATTTTCTTGAAACAAAGAATTTTCTTCTAATGTTACTACCGATGAATCCATTTTATATCCCTAAATAAAAAACGCATAAGACATTTTACAACGTCCTATGCGTTTTTTCACCATTATACGATTTTCGTCAGGTTTGAGATAATAACGGCATTTGCGCCTACCTCTATTTAATTCATAAATAAAATAACACAATATGATAAATTTGTCAATACTTTTTTTAAAATATATTGTGATATTGTAAAAATATAATTATCAACAAACTAATTATCCTTTAACAAACTTTTTATATATTCAAATTCATCCTGTTTTGTATATTCTTTCATTGACTCCCCTTGTTCCATCATATATTCAGAAAGCAAATGCAAACAAATTTAAAGGGAGGACTGACAACACCGCAGTGCTGCTCTGCCTCCCTTAACGACTGATTTTTCTGTTGTCCGCCAACCGTCGGTTCCGTCCAGCCGTGAAGCCGTTCTACCGCATAGCTTTCAGATTTTTCTGTTGTCTGCCAACTGTCGAGCCTTAAGTCTCGCTTAAATTTCGGATTTTAGGTGTCAGCCACACCAGCAGATTGACATCCGCTTTCCTACCTATTATATCTAAAACAAAATATTTTGTCAATACTATTACATATTTTTATCTTGCTTTTGAGGCAAGAATACTTCCGCCCTACGGCGGTGAGAGTATGTCACCTTAGTATAAAAATTATTTATTTTAAATTATTCAAAACCTTAGCGATATCTCTTTTCCCATACATAATGGCAATAATCAATACTTGTTTGCTTTTTTCAATCGGCAGATAGAAAGCAATAAAACCATCCACAATAAGTTTACGTATACCTCGGCTATGCCAGGGCTCTTTTTCATATAGCGGATTTCTATTGGGCATCTCATCTAAACTGTCAATTTCCGTCATCAGTCGCTCACTTAACTTTTTGGCTGCCTCTGGAGCTAACAGTTCAAGTGTTATGTATCTATGAATATTACGCAAATCATTCAATGCTCTCTCGGAATAGATCACGTTAAATTTCATATTCCAAATTCCCTGTTCATTTTTTCTCTTACTTCTTGTGCATTATATACTTTGCCTACAGTATATTCAGCTATACCCTGCTCTATAATCGCATTAAACTGATCATCTGTTAGCGATTCTTTTACAAGCGGCTTTTCTTCAGGCAATTTTACCTCAAATGGTAACCCGCGTTGCAAAATAACCTGCTGCAAAAATAAAGAAATTGCGTTAGACATGGGGATCCCTAATTGATTGAGTATGGCTTCAGACTGTTCTTTCACGCTCGGCTCTAATCTTACAAATACATTTGATGTTCTTGCCATAAGACACCTCCTAAATTTTCTTACTTATATTATATGCAAATGTATCGCTAATAGCAAGCATTTTTATCAAATACATACTAAAATTTTATCTTACTTTGCTTCCATTTCCCCTATTACTTTTCACTACTGTTCATGATTTTAGAAAAATTTCACAATTAGCTTGACAAGATATACACATAAAGTATAAAATTGAATAAAATATTATTAAAAATGATAAATTGTAAATTATTTTAAATTTTTATGAAATCAAAAGTATTAACAACTATAATTATATTTTCTCCTATACTGATTGTATTATCTTTCATTGCCAATTGTGTGTCTGTTACTTGGAAGCCCTTTTTGATTGCAATGATAGTTTTAATCGGGATGGGACTTATCGCATTGCTTATTTTTTCGATACTTCTTTTAAGTGCAAAAAAGAAAGAAGCACAGTTATATGAAAACATAAAAAAATTAAATAACACATGCAAATTCAGAGTAGTTGATCAAAAAATTACTGTGGATTTTTATGATGATTCCATAAAAAGTGTTGCTGCTGCCAAATATTATAATTTAGATTTTGCCATACTTAGGGAGATCGCTAAGAAGAAAACGCATTACCAGTTTCTAAGGGATGCCATAGCATATAACAGTTTAAACTACCCTAATTATCTTAATAAATTCAATAAGTTATTCCCTAGCAATAAAAAACTCTTACAAAAAATATTATATAAAACCTATAAAAAAGGAACTCCGATAATGGAAATAGAGATAACTGCCGCGATACATTATACTTCTCCGGCAGGACGTAATAGTTATACCTTTACCAAAGATTTCTATTTATCTTCTTTAATCAAGCCTAGCGAATCCCCCAGTATTTTGAAAGTTCAGCCGTCAAACAATGTATCTAAACGCCAAGAAGCCCCATCTTCTTCTCATGAATTAAAGTTGACAAACGAACAAATTAAAGAAATCAGAGGAGGCGATCAGGCAAAAGGGCAATCAGATGAAATAAATAAAGTTCGAGCGTTTTATAAAGATACGATTGAAACATATAAAGAGAAAACATCAGAGTATGAAGAAAAAATTAAGAATTATCAAAGTCAAGTTGAAGAATTGACACAATATAAAAGTCTGAATTATCAATTAAATTATGTAACAAATCAGTTGAACGCTTACAAAAGGCAGTTAGAGGAACAAAATTTAGTAAATAAAACCGTTTCTATTTTAACAGCTGCAATATCGAACAACTTAACTGTAGAAATATCCTATCAAGATAGAAACGGTAAAGATACTTTACGGATTATAGAGCCATATTCTTTAAGTTATGATTACCCGCCATATATTTGGGCGTTTTGCAGATTGGATAATGCGCCACGCTATTTTAGATCTGATAGGATATTATCTATTAACTTATTAAATGAGAAATTTGAGCAAAGAACCGCAGAGGAATTAAAATGCAAGTCTTCTACTATTCGCCCCATTTTCCCGCCACAAATTCCAAAAGAATTTATTTCAGAAAAGGAATAATACACTATACTTTATATAAAAGATTTACTTGATAACGGTATAATAACAGAAGAAGATTTTGAGCAAAAAAACGCAAACTATTAGGATTATGAGAACAAAAAAGGCGTTGTATTTAACTACAATGTCTTTTTTATTTATTCTGTATTCTAAAATTCTCGTTTCTTGCCACATTTTAAGCAAAAACATTAGGAGAAGCATGATCAGGGTAAGTCCCAGCTAGGACAAAAAAGAAAACTGTAAAAGCTAATTGTTCTCCTTTTCATCTGACTTTAATATATTTTCATCCTCTTCTTCTGGATTACTTTCCGTTCCATAATAATTATCGTATTCCTCTACTTCCTCTCCAGTCTCGCCCTCTTCTTCTAACGCAAAATAATCGCCTGCTTCTGCATTTTCCTCATCCGAAACCTCGTCTACATCATCTTTATTTTCCACCTCATTATTCCCATAAGTAAAAGCCAAAACGAAAAAACAAATTGTCAAACAAAGTCTTTCTAAAACATTCCACCAAACTTCAGTTGGTACTTTTTCATCTATCGCATTTAACAATTTTATTGCATCGATAAGATCATTGATCCCTAAAATAGTCCCAATTACAAATATTATTCCTACAATTCCGAAAAAAGTTCCTGCTTTGTCTTTCATATTCTCTCCAAATTTATGTAAATTATTAATATTATACCATATACATAAAATTATACTGTTTAAATATAAAAATTGTCCACATTTTAACTAAAATTATCATGCAATCGACAAAATTAGTCAAAATCTTTTGTGTTTTAGGGGCGGGGGGGGGTGATGAAAAAAGCGCCGATAAGTGCACCGGGAGCTTCGCCACCAACTGTCGCACCAAGCGCATAAGAAGTCAAATTTTTTTATTGAATTTATCTCCTATTTATAAATTTTTTCGACTTCGCTTTCTTCTGCCGTTGTTTGATATCCACGAAAAGATAAATTTAAATAGTTACATAAAACTATTTCAGAGCCAGACCAGTTTTTATTAAAAGCAACATCCCCATTTATATGGTAACCCTTTTCATTGATGGAGTAATTTAAAATATATCCAGTTAATACTTTAAAGGATATATTCCAACTATTAGTATTTTGATCATAATGTATGACGGAGCTATCTTCAAAAGTTTCCTTTTCAAGTTCAAATTGTAAAGATACTTCTTTGGAACTTTGAAAATATTTAGGATAAAAATTTTTTATTATCCACACCTTCCCTTTGCCATCATCTTTATCTGAAAGAGCAAGAGATGAAGTTATATTTTCCCCTATAGAATCAAATTTAGAAACTGTAATATATGAATTTCCGTCTGCATCAACTCCGCTGTAAATATCATTGATTATTGTCAAATCTTGATACGGACTTATATTTAATTTTATATTCCAATAAGTTGCTTTTATGTTTCCTGTAATATCTGCGCTATGCCCTCCAGCCATACTACCATGAATTCCAGTTCCTTCTCCTTCTTTTGATATCATACTTAGTGAATTAGATACATAGTTTTCAAATGAAGCAACTTGCGTATCTTTTTCAATCTTTTTCGTATATCTTTTAACATTTGCCTTTACACCATTATATTTATTTTTAAGAATCAATGATTTACTAAAATCGCTATAACAATCTCCAGCTTGTAAGATAATAACATCCTTATTGTTTGAGTTAATTGGTCTTGCTTGCGAAAAGGTTAGTTTGCCATTAGGTTTTTCATAGCAATACAACTGAGCCACTTGACAAACTTTATCAATCGCTTCCTTTACACTGGAAGATTCTAAATGAGGATAATCGATTTGAACTGCGGTTAAAAAGTCTTCAACTGTTATATTAAATCTATCATCTATAAAGAAGTATTTTTCAGAAAGCATTTCATGGATCTCATTTAGATCAAACCCTGCCTCTAATAATATACTTCTCAATATTGCAACCAAACTAGTAGCTCGCCCTTCATATTTATAACCGCTATATGTCATGTTCTCTAAACTTTCGACAATGCCTTTTAAGTTTATAGAAAGTTCATAAGAACTTAAATTATAATCAGACGCTTCTCCAATATGAGTTTGTGCTAACTTGCCATTTAGATAAATATCAATAGGAAGGCTGCTATTATCAATCAATCCCTGTTCAATATAGTTTCTAAGCTTCCCCCTTTTATCTTTAAGTGTTAAGGTTCCCGTATTAGAAATAGCTCCATACGTTAATTCGGAAGGGGTATCAGTAGATTCTGAATTAGATTCAAAAGATGAAATCCAAGATTTATCAAGATTAAGAGGTGTTCCGTCTTTCAAAGTTGTTTTAATTTCTATCTTCGCCATGTTTACTCCCAAATTGCATACAATGTTAAATCACTAAATACTGATATAGATTGATTCGGATAATACCATATCCCTTGATTATTTGTTGTTGTACTATCTTTATTTGTATTGTAGCCCTTGAATGTTTTTCCGCTTGGAGATATAAATAAGTTAGAAACATCCGCAGCAACAAACGAGTTCCCCCAATTAAAACTTTGCGGATTTAATTCTTTTGATTCCAACCAATAACTAGTTTCAGTAGAGGGGGTCTTATTGCTAAAATTTGAATTATCATAAATTGCCATATAATATACACTGTTTGAAATTGTGACGTCGCCTAAATAATAGGTCTTATCGGCATTATATTCCGCAACAGATATAGAAACCCAATAATCAGTATTAGTGACGGCTACGCCGCTAAAACTATTGCTAAATATTGCTTTGTAATAGTTTTTCCCTCCACCTGCTCCGCTCACATAAACAACATTACCGTTATAATAGGTACTAAGGTTATGCCAAGCGGATACTGTTATTATGCTCCAGTAAGAAACATCTCCAGGCGTAACACCGCTAAATGAAGTGTTTTGATAGATCGCTTCATATATTTTCCCTTGATATTCTACCCGATCTTTATAAGAATAGGTAGTATTGGACGAGTATTGTCCCTTATAATTTAATATTGTACCACCGTTTTTATCATAAATAACTGAATATGATTCCAAATCATTCAATGTTCCGATTAAAGAAACTTCATAATCAAATATCCCGATGACAGTTGTCGAAACATTAAATATTGCATACATCTCCTCCGGCTCAGCATACATCTTATGCGAAACTCTTTTGCCGAATTGTTTATCATAATATTCGACTATAAATTCATTTGACATAATAGCATTACAGAAACGGCGATAATCTTGTATGCTAAAATATTTAAAGTTTATCTTAACTCTGGGCACATAAAAAGTTTCATAATCGTTAATATTTTTGATAGCGCCATCTCCTGCCCTTGTAGGTTCAGTAACATAGGTTTTTGTATTTACGGAAAGCAATCCTTCATATCCAATTCCGGTAAACTCTTCTCCGTTTATTTTTACAACATCAAGATCAGGGACAACATCGCCAACCCATTTCCCCTCAGCATCTAAGTTTAACCGCCTACGCATTACAGATATTTGCTGATTGTATTCTTCCGGGGTTAATTGCACATACTTTCCGTTTTCATCTTTAATAACAGGCATATATACTCCTAAAAAAAGTGCGCAGAAACACAAACCGTGTCCTACGCACAAAACTAATCAATTTTACGATAATATCGTCATGTTGAGATAATATATAGCAATTCGCTTATCTCTATTCAATTCATTCTTAAAATACCATAATATTATAGATTTGTCAATGACTTTTAAAATTATTATAAAATAAAAGTCCCTAGCCTTGAAAACTCCAACTTTTTTAGATAACCGTCCATTGGCTCTGGGCGGTTATCTCTTTTTATCATCAATGATTTTTTATACTTTTAAGTTTTAGTCTTTTCTTTATCTTTTAAAAATACTTTCGAATAATGCTCAAAAAATTTCACAACATTAGTAGCCGGCACTTTCTTTGCGTAAGATTTATCTTTATGCTCCGTCAAAAGTTGGTTAGCATATTTAACAGCTTTTCCCAATTCTCCTCCATTCTTTTCAAATAATTCCACTAACTCTTTTTCATTTTTTTCATATTTCACATTTAATATTTTACTTAATTTTTTAAAATACTCTTTTCTTGCTATATTTGTACTTAACTTGATAAAATGTAAAAGAAACCAAAGTTCTATACATTGATTTGACCATAAACAGCAAAATTGGACACCTTTTCCTACGCTATATTTCTCTGTTCTAAGTATTGCTTGATTAAAAGAAAAACTTGTAAAATCATCTTTATCAAATATTAACCAAACATTATTATAAAAAAGATTATTTCTTTTTGCTTCCTCATATATCCTTATAGCTTCACCTTGAACCACTAATGGATCACCCTTAACAAATTTGAAATCGAATTGAATGCTATCTGAAGGAGCTGTTTTGAGTTTTATTCTAATCTCTTCACTCAATTTTTTAAAATAATTTATTTCTGTTTGTTCTCCATTTGTCACAAGCAAATCATGTATTTTTATTCTTCGTTTAACACTTTTTCTTTTATCACTCCAAACGGATCCTTTCATTTATTCACCAAGCTCTCATTATCTTTAGGTAAGGGTCAGCCCCGTATCTTCCTTCTAAATACTGTTTGCTATATGAAGCGTCTTTCCTTACAATATTGCCATTTTCATCTCTTATATCAGCTAGAGAATAAAGTTGTGTAGCTTGTTCCTCATTTTTTGCCGCAAACCATATTTCATCTCGACGAAATACTTCGCTATTTAACGTACTGATATCATGAGAAGTAAATATTAATTGCGCTCCCTTTTTATTAATTTCTTTATTCTTAAATAACTCAATTATATATCGTAATAACTTCGGATGCAATTTAGCATCAAACTCATCTATTATAATTGGGGTTCCATTGATTAAAGTTAACATAATTACAGGTAAAACTGAAAAAATTTTCTGCGTACCCATAGATTCTTCCTGAAGATGTAAAATATAGGTTTTTTGATCGATTTTATGATTCGTATAAATTTTAAAACCTTCATTATTTTCTTCTATTGTATAACTATCAATTGAAAGATCCATGTTCTTCAAAAGCTTATTTAAATAAGCTTTTTTTTCTGGATCTTTCTCCATCCTCCGCAAATTATCCCACATAATTTGAAGAATTATTTCATTATTAAAGTCTATACATCCTATATTGTTAGATAAATAAAAAAATACTTTTCTTACTGTATCATTAGTACTTATCTTTGCAATATAATTTAAGGCACACGCTGCTTCTCCAATTTGTGGAACTTTAATTGATTTATATTTTTCGCCTAATTCAACATGATCTAATCTTCTTATAAATACTTTTCCAGCCTTTCTACTTATTTTTTCGTAAAGACTTTCATAAATAATTTTATTATCCTTACATTCGAGATTATATTTATATTGAATTTCATTTATTTCAAAAATAATTTCGAATTTTGTAGGATTGTTTCTAGAGCAATCATCTAATAAAAACGGTATTATTTTTATTCCTGTATTTATTACATTATTTCTTATATAATGAGATGTGTTTTCCAATCTATCATTGACCACCATTACTAAAGTAAAGATTGCATCTAAAATAGTTGATTTCCCCCCCCCATTAGGACCATAAATAACAGAAAGCGGAAGTCCTTTCCCCTTAATTAAAGAACTTTCAAAGTCATCACGAAAAAGTTTTCTAAAATCTAACGTAACTTGCTTTTTGATACTTTTGTAATTTTCGACAGAAAAATTCAATAACATATCTATCCACCTTTTTACAAATTATAACATTTAAATAAACTTAAAAAAACAAGTTTATTTGTCGTTTTATGAGACTTTTTCTCGCAAGAATAGTATAAAACACTAAAATCTAAAAGTCAACCGATTTTTTATATTTCTACTAATGAATCAACCTCTTATTTGCAGTCCCCGAAAATAAATCTTAGCCTGTTTATTACTTGTTTGTTCAATTAACTCAATTAACTCATCTTCGGTCATTTCTTTCAATAAATCATCTTGTCTCTTTTTATATGCTTGTTTTTCCTTTAAAGAAACAAGCTCCTTTTCCCACAACAGTTTAGAATATGCTTCTTGATTTTTCTTAAATTCCTCTAACCTCTTCATCTTCTTCTCTTCCATTATTTATCGCTTTATTGACGAGTTTATTTAAATGCTTGACTTTGCAAGGAACTTGCCGCATACCTTTTGTTTGAACTATTCAGAATTTCCGAATGGTTGCTTTCATGTTTATTTCATTGGTATAAAACTTAATTGGAACCCCAAAGCAAAAGCAATTTTAATTATGGTATCTAATCTAGGATTGATTTCCATTCCCTCGATACGTGCAATTGCAGATTGTTTTAATCCGCATTTTTCCGCCAAGTCATTTTGAGTAAGATTCTGTTCTCCTCTTGCCCTAATCAAATCGGTAATAACCTTCCTTTTGAGATCCATTATTTTAAAGATCTCTTCATACTTGCTATCATTTTGTATAACTGATTCCTTATACTCGGACAATTTCATGATTACCTTTTTATAATTATAACAAATATGTTATTATGCTAATTATAATTCATTTCACTAAATTTGTCAATATATATTATTTTTTATAAAAAAGACGAGATATCTCCCGTCTTAAAAATCTAGTAAATTATTTTCTGATAATATTAGTTCGCCTCATTTCAGAATAAGAAGGCTTTGCCACTAATTGACCTACTTTTTGGCGATCCATTTCGATTGTAATATTGCTATAATCAGATTTAAAATATCCTTTATTATCTCGAGCAAAACGAGTAAATGCTCTATATTGCGCTTCTTCTATTTGGTCGATATTGGCAACAGCGGTTCCACCTGAATGTAAATTTGCCATCAATTCCGTTCTTCCATTCTCTCCCACCATTGCAAGTGTACCTGGTTTTCTTGGTATATAGCCACCATTGGCATAAGCAATAACTTGTTCTGCTTTTTTCTGTGCAGATGAAACAGCCCAAGTAATCGCAGCTATCCCTGCAGCTATCCCTGCAGCCGCAAGTCCTAAAGACCATGCAGAATGAAATGCGCCTATTGCGAGAGCCGCACCAAAAGCAGCGGCCGCTAGTGTTCCCAAAACACCAATTACTCTTTCCAACGTGTCCATGTTATCCCAGTTATTTATAAGTAGGAAAACACCCGATATCGCAGTAGCAAGCCCAATAAATCCAAGAGAAGCAGAAAAAACGGCTTTTGATATTGAATTTAGTTTTCCCGCTAAAGCGGCCAAATAGTTTGCTAAATTTAATTTAATAGCATTTATAATAGACTTAATATAATTTAATGCCTTTTTTATTAAGTCTAAATTGTTAGATATCAATTTAAATAATGTACCTATTGTTCCAAGAGCTCCAATTATAATGCTAAAAGCATCTCCATTTTTGATACCTTCTATAAGTTTTAAAACCGACCAAATAAATCCAGCAGCTAAAATAGTATTAAGCCATTGTACGCCTTTTGTTATTCCTGTTATTTTAGAAATTACCGTACCCAGTCCGTGAATAATTCCTTTACCCGCGAGTACCCCCAAGAAAATAGCTGCATATTTCAAAACTTCAAGAAGAAGTCTTGCTTTAGTTCCCATTACCCAAATTTGTTTTTCAGAATCATATTGAAATCCGAGAACCGTCAGCCACTCTTCTGCTAATCTTTGAGCTTCCATTGTGATATTGTTTAAATTACTTTCATAAGAAGCCAAAGCATTTAATATTGTGGAATCAATGCCGAGAACATTATTTTCAGAAGAATTTAACGCTTCAAAACGGTCAAAAGACAATAATTTCCCTGTTAATTCATCTACAGCGCTATTTGCCTCCTCCGTCGTCTCGACAAAACCGGAAAGGAAATCCTCATTCTGATACCCCATTGTATAAGCAATGGACTTAAAAACTTCTTTTGCAACTATAATAACTGCATTAAATTTAGGTAAAAAATTCTTTAACGCAAGCAAGAATACTTGTCCAATCCACATTCCAGCTTCTTTTAATTGTTCGGCTGCAATTCTCAATTGGTTCGCAGGTTGTTCAATAGTTTTAGCCAAATCTCCTATTGTCCCGCTTTCACTCATCTGATGATAAACAGCGTAAATTCTTAAAAGGCGTTTCTCTGTTTGGGAAAGTGCACGCATTGTTTTCGTCCCGCCGAGGGACTGGTACACCTGATAAATCGTATTTTCAGTTATATCATAGCCAGATATACTACGAATAGGTCTTACCTGACCGCTTAATACCGATTGAAAAACGGTCATTGCTCGCTCAATCGTTGTATTATAAAGCGATGAAAAGTCCAACGCCATTTGGGTAAGCGTTTCGCTAAGCATATAAGATCCTTCGTTAGAAATATCTCCAAGCGCGGAAAGCATATTTTTGAAAGTTGCCTGATAATTCATTAACACTTGAGTGCTAATGCCAGTCGCACGCGTCATCTTCTTAATAAATTGATCGGCAGAGTTTAAATTGTTTCTCATAGCAACTTGCCATAAATTTAATGTTTCATTATAATCGATAGCATTTTGGACTAGCCCTTCAACTCGTTGAGCAAGTTGTCTTGTGATATTTCTTATGTAATATAATTTATTAAAAACCTTTCCAAATTGTCCTAAAAAGGAAGTGGATTCATCCGATTTTTTCCCTTTCTTTTTCCCCTTAGCTTTATCAATCGCTTTTTGAGCATCTTCTGATAAGTTGCTTGTTTTGGACAAAATACTATTAAAAGCAATGAGTTCTTCTCTTGCCCCGGTAATTTTTTCGATAAAAGGAGTAATTGCCTTAGTCAAATTAGTAAATATGGCAACTGCACTAGACATATCTTTTTTTGTAAGATTGTTTAGGCGCGTTCCAAGCGATGTTATCCATTTTAAATCTTTGCTTGTTACTCCTTTTACAGCAGAAGAAAGCGTAGTAAATCCGCCAGTAAGTTGTTCCAACGATTTTTTGATAAAATCTAACTTAGCAATTACTTTATCGAGATTTTTTGCGCTATCGTTACTAAAAGTTTGTATATTCAGTTCAAGATTCCCAACGGTATAAGACATCTATTCCCCTTTTAACGCACGGATCCTTTGTATATTTTCCATTAAAAGACTATTTTGGCGTTTTTCAATATTTTCATTATTTAGTTTCTCAGTTTTTTCAAAAGGGTCAATTGGTTTTTCCGGGTAGGCGATTGGTTTTTGCCCTTTCTTTCTAAACGCATTCCCAAGTGAAACAGAAACTGCAATATTATTATAAAAACCGCTAATATACGCCTGATAATAGAGATTTCTGTAATAAGATTTTTGGTAGACTTGGAGCAATCTTAGATCTCCATGCCAAAATTGCTCCTCAGTCATACCAAATTGTATTGCATACGGAAGAAGATCCTCTAAATAGTAATCATAAAGGTTTTTTTCAAAAACGGAACCTTCTACTTCTTCCGGAATTCTTTTCCCCTGTGTTTTTCTCGCATCATTTGCAAAAAAGGGGATTCTTCCTCTTGTTCAAAGAGACATTCATGGAAATAGCCCAGCCACTCTGCCGCAGCTTCATTCCCGATATTATCAGCAAAAGCCTCCCAAATTCTTGTAGCTTCTTGTAATTCAACCTTATTTTGAACTCTTACAGCCTCAATAACGGTTTTCTCGAGAATATCTATTACCTTTTTCTGTGAAGATTCTATCGTCCTATTTTGCGCCTCAAAATCGAGAAGTCTGTCCTGAGCCGCTAAATAAGCATTTTGATATGCCTCATACTTTAACCTTTTCTCTTCATTAGTGACATCTTCAAAATATGAATCTCTTGCTTCAGTATATTTTTGCGCTGCTTTCTGTAAATCTTCCGAGAATTGAAAAGCTCTTGCAGCACTATGCTGATCAATCGAATCAGATTCTCTTTTCATCCCATCATTGAAAAAAGTTTGAAGATATCTTGTGGGGGTAATTTTATAAACTACTCCGTTTACTTCAAAAAAAGGATATACTTTTTCTCTCATTATTTCACACCTCTATTTTTTAATCTGAATAACTTACTCGGAAACTAATTGTCCAGGGCGCATATTCAGGATCCTCTTCTGTCCCGGTTCCCTGAGCAGATGCAGTAACAGTAATAATTCCGTATTCTTTCCCGGAAATACTTTCACTGCAATTGACTACAACTTTTGCCGGTTCCTCTCCCGTCGCCTGTGTAGCCGTAGCGGTAAAAACATTGCTATCTGATTTCACGGCGATTTTGGCGTTGTCTGGATTCGTTGCAATAATAACGGTAGCCGTTTTTGATGCGGAAGAAAATTTGATTTCTTCATCTATTGTATTTGTGAACCATACCGTCTCTTTTATCCAATCTCTGCAATCCAAAATCATGGGATTAGCACTTATGGGAGTAATCGTAAACGTCCCTCTGAGAACATCAGCTTCGGCATTTTGCGGACGGATTTTAATTGTTCCAGTAAAAGTATAGCCGGTATAGTCACCATATACTACTAAAAAATCAAGGACTTTTCCCTCTAAATCCTGAAGACGTCTAATATTGTCTCTATGCAACAGGAAGTCGACCTCTGCACTATCAAGGCTTTCCTTGCCCTCTACTTGCCCTTTTGTGGGAGCGGTGAGTAAGTCATATTCAAACGTCTCCACCTCCCCAAAAACAGACGGGGTGCTTTCCAGCGGAAGCAACAAAGAATACTTTGTTTCAGCGGCAGTTTTGACCAAGAGCATAGAATTGTACCCAGACATGCTCCGCTTGTCGTCATAATGTAAAAATTCCATTTTTTCTCCTTATAAAATCCTTTTTTTATTTTCAAAATAATCGGCAGAATATATAATAATTACATGATATAAATCGCCGTCTTTTTCTGTATTTAATCTTTCTTCATTCATGCTGACTTGTTTTAGCCCTACATGCCATGTAAGAAAAGTGTTAGACATATCTGCTATTTCGCGCGCAATTGTTTGATGCGTTTTTTCACCATTGGTCTTAGCAAACACATCGATCCTATAGCCCAAAGAAGAAACTCGCTCCAAAAGACCTCTGTTTGTTCCATATGGATTATTTCGTATTTCTTTCAATATAACAAGTGGATATTGTGGCGATAGCGGTTCATAATGTTCTACCGCTACATGATAGTCACAAAAATTTTCCATATTATATTTAAATTCATCAAAAATAGTATTATAAATCTGAATATCCATCTAAACTTCCAATTCTTTGAGTGTTTCTTCCCACGCTTCTTTATAAACTTTATTATCTCTAAAATTCATAACAGCGTTATAAACAAAAAGCAATGGCGCTTGTCCTCTGGTTAAAATGACTAATCTTCCGCCTTTTGTTGTCCACTGTTTTAATATATTTTTTTCATTAACATCAAGCGGTTCTCCCTCTGCTAAAGAGAAACTCCAACTCCTGTCTTTCTTAGATTTATATCGACTTTCAACATCATATTGGTATTGAGATGGTTCATATTCTTGCGGATAACCAGATTCAGCCCCTATGATACCAAAACCAAATTCCAAAAAAACAGCTTTTTCTGACGTGTTTATCAATTTTGCGCTGTTCCCATGAACCTCATATTGCCATGACGATCTTATTTGGTCTTGTAAAACAACATCATCAATAGTTGTTCCAATATATTGATCAGCCAGGTCTCTAATTGATTCGCAGCATTTCTTCAAATAGAGTTCAGATACTTTAATGTCGAAATTATCTTTGAATTTTGACAACTTTTTAATTGTTTTTTTAATAGAGCTGCTTGTTAGACTAAAACTCAAACCTTTCACTTCTGAGATTTATAGGTATCATTTTTAATAGTTTTCCAACCAGCGGCAATATAGTCCTTAACAGAGTATTTAGGAACCTTCTTAATTACTCCATTTTTTATCATGTCTACTTTTTCCATAATTTCTCCTTAAATTTTCTTAAAAACAACTTTAATAGCACGATTTTGATTCCCTACAAAATCAACTACGTAATTGGCTTTTTCTCCGTAATATGTTTCATTTTCTCCGGGAACCGCGCCATCCAAATAAACTCTATCACCTTCGTGAAAAATATTTTTCCATTTTTCATAAGGAGTTAAAATAGCACTCATATATTGAGTTACATTTTCTCCATATTGTAAAATGTTTGTATATCCCCCAGTCGGTTGATAATTTACGCCATTTGAGGTTTTTCCTTTAAACAAAATCGGTTCGGAGAATTTCGCTATTTCAGCATTGAATCCGCTGATTCTTGTACACAGCCATAAATCCTTTTTCCAAGTATTCATCATGGAGCTTTACATTTCCCCTTTATCATTGACTGAAGAAAAGAGCTAAGACCGTCTCCGTTAAAAGTTATAGACAGTCCATTTTCACTATAAGATATAGCGCTTGAACATCCGTTTCTCTCTAATATTTCATCCATAATCATCCATATAAGTCGATAAGCATCCGGTCTATCACTCGGTATCTCAGTTATTTCGTGATGATATGGAAAAGATAAAGAAAGATAGATACTTTTGGCTTTAAAAAAGATCGCTTCTACTTCATCTTGATCTAAATAGGGATATTTTTGAGAGAAATTAAAAACTATCTCATCTTTTAAAGATTTTCCGCAAGTACCCATCTTTCCTTTACTTTAACCTTTCTCGTATTTCTTTTTTATTTCTGCTTTAGGAGGTTCTTTCTGGATTATAATAAAACCATAATCACGGAAAGAACCATTCAAAGCATTTTGAGGGATTTTAAAGACTTTCCCTTCTTTGTCTTTTACCATTACAAAAGCCATAATTAAGTAACATCCAAAATTGCAATACTATCGGCCATTTCAAACGAAGGCAAGCAAATCATGGAGACCTTTGTCACTACATTCACAGGATCGGTCTGTTTTGTAGTTGTAATAGCGACGCCAGAATCTACAATAGAGACATTAGCAACACTGGAGCTAATCAAGTCGCTTTCTTCCGGAGTAGTTCCAAAATATGTATTTCCGAGATCTCCTTCAGGGAACAATGTCACAACGCCATCGGGGATGAATTTAGTCCTCGTCGCGCCATTCATGTATCCCTTATCATAAACATAAAAAGTTACACCAGTTTCTTCTGTAAGGTATTGAAGCGTACGAGCCCTGTTAGGCGTAACCGTGCCGTTCGCCAAAACATAAATTGCGTTTTTAACAGCTTTACTATTGCGGATCAAGTTCAATGTAGTCGAATTGATCAATCCTCTGGTAGGCTTCTTACCTGTATCCGCCACAATCAAATCAACTGCATCAGTAATATCTTTGATGGGGTCAGAAGTATCTGCAGTATCCCACTTATTTGTAACTGTTATCTTATGTGTAGTGGGAAGTTTATAATCGTAACTGTATGTTTGTCCATTATTTGCGAGCGCGACAACGCCAGTCGTTAAAAGCTGCATCCGCATAATTTCTCTCGTCAGACTTGCATCTTCCAAGAGGTGCATTTCATCGTTATAAATTTCAGACAGAATAAGATCGATTGCACTCTGATTACCGGATGCAATTACTTTATTTAACTCCTGTCTTTGTTTTTCATCGACTATCATGCTATTTTTGAAAAACGGCATTTCAGTTGCCAGCTTTTCAAACCCTTCTCTGTTCAGCGGAATCACTTTAGCGTCGAAAGCAGAAAGGCTCAGAGAAACAGGAGCTTTTCTCGATCCTTTAATCCAAGTAAGGTCAAGACCAAGTTGTTTCTTATTCGGGAAAAACGCTTCTCCTAAATAAGGTTCTCTAAGATCGGCGTTAATATTCCAGTTTGTTGCAAGCTCCTTAGCGACAACATAATCATAAATCGTAGGCATTATTCATCCCTCCCATTCAAAAAAGTAATTTTAGGCATAGCAGCTTTTGCAGCATCGGTAATTGTTACGGTTTCATCAATTTTCAATAAATCTACGAAACCAGCAATAACCAGCGTTGCATTTTGATTTCCGTCTGTAACGTCCACATCATGCAACACTACACCCTGGGCGGCATTTGTTTTAGTCTCGCTTCCGACATCGGCCGTCACGGTCAATACTGTTTGCCTGTTGGTCAGCACGGATGTAGTCCCTCCGACCGGAGTTCCTGCTTTAATAATCTTTTTCCCATCGCTGCCGGCAGAAACTCCTGTATTTCCGATAATGCAACCGATAGTAAATGCGAGTTCAGGCGCGATCAAGATATTCTTATCTGCGCCATAGGTTTGACTTTTTACCATAGTTCTTCTCCTTATTTAGAATAAATTTCTAATATTTTATTTTTATCGACTTTTTCTGAATTGTTTTTTCTTAATCGTTCCGCGATGGATTCTGAAGCATTATTTTTACCGCCTTCCGGTGTAACAATTCTATCCTTCAGTTCCGTTATTTTATATGCTTCAATGGCAGAGGTTTTACTATTTTCCACCAAGTCGCAAATTTTCGATGAAAGTGCAGAAATATCAGCATCTCCGCAGGATTCAATGAGAATATCTATGACGGGAGAATATAATTTTTCCTCATAGCCTTTTGAAGCAAAAATTTTTTCGCTTTTACTACGATTAAGCTCTTTAGTTAGTTTAGCAAATTTCTGAGCTTGCTCTTCAAGCTCATATTTTCTTTTTTCTTCATCCGACAAACGAGAAACTTCTTTTTCCTTATAAGTTTTATTTTCCGCTGCCAATTTCTCAAAATCACTTTTTAATTTCTCATAATCAGAAACAGAAACGGTTTTTTCTGTTTTCTGCGGGATTGCAGCTACATTCTCGGTTGCCGTATTTGCTCCATTTGTTGTATCAGCCATTTTTATCTCCTTTTCTTAATTTAATCTCATTATTATATTTTTGTTTTAATCTGATGTCGATATAGTTGTATTGTTCAAAGGCGCGACTGCTCTCGCTGTCCCATCATGTTCAACTAACTTCGATTCATCAATTTGTCCCTGATCTGATTGTGCTGTCACGTTTTCTCTCCAACGCTTGGCAACAGTTTTGGTATCGCTCCAAAGATTGATTGCTTTTAATATATCTTCGTAAGGCAACCCCGCATCCACCAAATTTTGTAAAGACTGAGTTTTAACCAACAAATTATCACTCATATTTACATTGTATTTGATGTCGATCTGATTGATAGAAAGTTTATCTACCTTATTCAAAGGATTTTGCTTGCATATTAAAAGCATTTTCCTTAATACATCTCGATCGGCACTTTCAAAAGCTATAATATCACGCTTTATAATCGTGTAAGCATTTGTCCACCCACCACCGAGCAATCTCGCCTGTCCGGTATCTCCTCCGCTTGTGACATTTGCACTCGCCAATGGAACACCGCAAATATCATAACAACGAGTTAAAAGCTGTTCAAAAAAAACATTGATTTCACTATGTTTTAAATCAATTGCTATTTTATCAACAGACGCCTGACCAAATGCTGTCGAAGGAACGGCTATTGCACCTTTTTTATATGCTTCGCGTAAAGTATCCTCATCAATTTCACAGTTTAAGAAAACCAATATTTGATTTACAACATCAACAATATTGTCTGCTTCATTAGAGACTACCAAATTGATAGCATTTAATGGATCTAATACTTTTTCTATAATTCCAATCCTAGATTTGTTCAGAGAATGTTCTACCATAGGGAGTTCCTTATATTGAGACGGAGTTTCAATATAAGAGCCAGGGATATATTTGCAACAGGCATCGAACTTAGCAGTCCATTCTCTTGTATAAACGGTAATAATTTTTTTTCTGGAATTGTTTTCTTTAATAAAAGAAATATTAAAACAGAAAAGATCTTTTTCTTTTTGACCTACCCTATCGGAATAAACAACCGCATTAAACCGACTGTCTAATGCTTCATACAAAAACGGACTGTCATTATCAATATCATAACCTTCGTCTAAGGTCTTATAACGTGAAACATTATCTTTTTCTTTTTTAATAATATCAGTTCTTGGTTGGATAAAACTTGTGGCAATTCCAGTTGCATAAACATTATGTTTTATTATTAAATCTTGCGAATAGAAATCAGAATCACATAAATAACGCTCAAGATAAATTAAATCATCTGTTTGAACATCACTTTTTTGAGAGAACTCCCTTTTATCCCCTAAAAGATACCCTTCTTTAAAGCTCACCAAAGCATCTGCATGATTTTCGATAATTTTATTATTATGACTTTCATCCGTTTCAAATTTTCTTGTTTTATCGTAAATATCCTGATGAGCGCCATCAACGTAATCCAGCAAATAAGAGATTTTCTTTGCATTACGGCCATGTTGAGATAAAATCGCGCTTAAATTATCCTGTACGATTTCAAGTGTCAAATCATTGACAGTATAAGGCAATTCAATTTTTTCTATTCCGGCAAAATCACCGAATTTCTGCATAATAACCTCTAAAATAAAAAATGCCAATAACACAATGTGTCATCAGCACTAGAAAACTTTTTATACGCTTAGCGTTAAAGTTGTAGATTTTATCGCAATTTTGCAATCTACTTATTTAATTTTTATCTTTTACCGGATACAATTTTTGTATCGAATAATAAATTTTCCTTTTACAATTAGGACATACTGTTTCTTCATTAGCCCAAATTTTATCAAATGAAACAAAATATCCTTTTCGTGGGGAAATTTTTAATTTCTCATGTCCGCAAACGGGACATTCATAATTTTTTATCAAATTTATCACCTAATCAAGAATAAAATACCATAATATAAACGATTTGTCAATACATTTTTTAAAAAATATTTACAAATTGAACATATTTTGTTATATCCGGCTTAAAATTTTTACTTTTGGCATATTAACTCCTAAAATAAATCTTTCTGCATACATAGCAAGAGCGTCTGCGCTATCATCATAATCATTTTTTCTCAAATAAGTATAAGAAGTAAAATATTTCATAAATTTCCCCATCTGAGAGCTTGCCCCATAATGAGTTATTTTGGGAAAAGACATATTCTTTTTGATCGTTTCAGCCATATTGCTTATCTTTAAGTCTTTATTCTTTGTCGTGAATGATTTTGTAACTTCACAGAAATAAATCCCCTGTTCTTTTAACATTTTTATTAAAAGATTTGCAAGGCTTGTATCTGTATTGCATTCAATATGTAATTTTGTAATTTTATGCTTTACTATTTTTTCTATAATCTGGCCATATAAATTATCTATAGCCGAAAGCTCAAAGATGCAATCCTTCAGATAATGAACGCCATCAATGGGGCAAAAAATCGGCATTGCAACATAATTAGCGCCAGTTCTGTTAGGATCAAGTACAGCCCAACAATAATCTTGTTCGTCTTTATGCGGAATAAAATCATACTCAATCAAATTTTTCCGAGCAAAAGGAACTCCTTGTGGTGGAACAGGATCCTGCATATCCATTGCCATAAATGTTTCATAATCATTTGCTCTATCAAAGAGAGCGTCTTTTGTTTTATATTTATGAGGATAAGTAGATTCACCAGTTTCTAAATCCAATTTTGGCACTAATACGAAAACAGACCGTTCTTCATAGTTTATTTTAGTAAATTTATTTACCGGGCTCAAAACAGCCGATTCTCCCCCCTTTCTGCGCTTTATACGGCTCAAAAAGTCCTGCTCATGATAAGTTGTCCCGGATGCAATCTCAAAGTTTGCATAATCATCATATTTCCGTTTAGCCCATGTCGCTGTATAATATCCCCAATCTTTTTCATGTGCAGCAATATTGTTAATATCGGAAGCGATCGTTATATCATCATAAAAGCGATATTTAAACCTTGTCCCATCAATGTGCATCTGTTTAGAGAAATAAGCGAATGATGTTCCTTTTCTAGATCCAGTGATCAATAATTTACCAGCTTGTTTACTCCCACCCTTTTGACAGACTGAGAACATTAGTGATTCGTCTCCATTAAACTGTGAAAAATAAGGGAATACCTTTGCATATCGTTTTGACGTCATGTAATTAATCAATTTAACCATGCCGTCATTGACATTCACCGGAGAACCAGTAACTTTCATTATATCTGCGTTAATGTCATATCCCAAAATAAAGGCGATTAAAACTGTATCTGCATAAGACTTCCCATATCCTGTCGGGCATTGTTTCTCTAAAAAATGAATTTCTCCGTCGAGAACCAATTTCGTTGCATAATACCAAAAGCCATGAAAACAATTCAAGTTATATTTCCAAATTTTATCTCTTTCCGGCAAGTCCCATTCCATATATAAAGCGAAATGTTCAACCGAACGAAATGCAATTAAGGCATAAAAATCATCATAAATTTCATGATAACGAATTAACACGGAATTTAGCTCTTCTTCCCTCGTCTTTTCTCTTTTTTTCCTGCACCGATTGATTGCTGAGACTTTAAAACTTGCTTGCGATTCAATTAACGGAATCACAATATTAGCAACTTCTCTTAGAATAGACCTTATTTCAGATTCAGAGCTTTTATCTCCCAACGGAACCAAGTAATTATGGATTTGGTCATAAACAATCGAATAAAATGTAGATAAATAATTAATTACGAAATCATCATTAGAATATAATTTTCTCGATTTACTTATTTCTTTTATTTTGTTAAACCCTTTATCTAATAAATTTGATAAATTTTCCATATCCCCTCTTAGAACAAAACGAGGACAAACTGTCCCCGCTCTGTTCTACGCCTGAAAATTTGTTAAATGAAGAAAAAATAAACTCGAAGGAAGACTTACCATGAAAAGCAACAAGATCTGCGTAGACAATACTTTTGCCTTTTACGCCATTATATTACCACTATTCTATCAATTTGTCAAGATATTTTTTTATTTATTTATACATTCCGTTCAAATTTTGGGAGAAGGGGGTAACCCCGCTTTTTACATCTTTCGCCCAAAATAGGGGCGGGGTAGGTTCAGAGGCTGCAGCCTTTCTCCGCTGCTTTCTGGCTTTTTCTTCGTTTGTTTTAGCGTTTTCTTGCTTCTTGCCTGGGGGCTTTAATATATCCGGGCACCAGATGCGAAGGGAATGCGCATAAAAAGAATATCGCCGGGAAAATTCTTTTAAACGGTCGTTTATTAGAAAATTCCCCCGGAAATAATCCCACACAAAACAACATATATGAAAAATTTTTCAATTTTGGGGAGAAAAAGGGGGTCGCGCGCGCAATACTTATAACTACGATCTACAGTTACTCGCCATTATATATATATTTATATTTTATATATTTTTTTTATTTATAAAGCTGGGCGTTTATTATATATATTCTCTCTGTATTCTTATAATATTATTATCTTCTTTAATTATCACTATATATTTGCTTATCTTTATGTGCGATCTTGTTCACTTATTATGATATAGTGCTTTATCTTGTTAAAATATATAGGCCAATTCCCTTGACTTTCAGCCCCTCCGAACGGTTAAAAAAGACAGAAAGCCCCAATAAAAACGAAATTTTTTAAAATTTTTTTCCATTTTTTGAGCCGGTTATAAACAAAAATTTTAATAAAAACGCCCGCCCGGAGCCTTTCGCCGCTCTAAGGTGCTAAAAACGGCGTTTAAACGGATACGAGGAAATAAAAAAGGACTTTCCACAAGTCCCGCCAGAATGAAGCGCAAAAAGATCGACACTTAAAAACGCTAGATTTTTACTAACGATTATGATATAATATACATGTAAACAAGAGGGAAACAACCTCGCGACGGTTTCGCCGTCCTCCCGAAATTTCGGGCTAAAAGGAGGCGATCTATATGGATATTTTGAAAGTTTTGTTAATTCTGGAACTGTTAAACAACGGATCCCAGATAACGGAAATCAAATTGACCATAAAAAAAGACCGCCGGAAAAAGTTTTGACGCGTCGGCGGTCTAAACACTAAAACGGCGATCCCGTTCAGGGTTTCCCCTCTTGTTTATAAAAGACTTTTTAAAAGTCGTTCGTTTATTTCTCTTTTTTGTTCGGTTGGTCGCCAAACTTAGCGAACAAAAAAGAGCAGCCAAGAACGCGCCCCAATTTATGCGGCGTCCGCTTTTGCGTTCGCGTTGCATTTTGGTTTTGCGTTTTTGCACTGTAAGAATATCACAACGGCGGCGAAAAGTCAAGAAAATTTTTATTATTTTTTTAGGAGGTTTTAAAACTTATGGAAACTTATGACTATTTGGCGGCAGTTTGTGACGATGTCCGGGAAGAAATTAAAAACGAATATAGCGATCGTTTTTCAGAGTTTTCCGATCTGGATGAGCTTAAAGAAAAGTTAAACGAAGATCTTTGGCTTGTTGACGGAGTGACAGGGAACGGAAGCGGTAGCTATACTTTTAACACGTGGCAGGCCGAAGAAAATTTATGCCACAATTTCGATCTATTGTCCGAGGCTGCGGACGAGTTCGGCGGGGATGTCGGCGAATGGGTAAAATGTGGCGCGGAGTATTGCGACGTTTCGATCCGTTGTTATTTATTATCACAAGCGATCGCGGAAGTTTTGCCCGAATTTGAGGAAGATTTTATAAAAGCACACGAAGAAAGCGAGGATCTTTAAAACATGACTACATACCAGAAAAAGAAAGAAACGGCGAGAGCCGCGGCGATCAGTTGGCAAAATGCTTTTTCAGAAACCGCGCAAAGCTATCAGGAGATCGCAACGCAATCCGCATATTTTGAGAAAGTCGCGCGGCGGTTCGGACTGCTAAAAGAATTCAAGGAGAATGGCATTATATGATCTTACTAACACCGAAAACAAGCGGCGAAGCGTTGGCGGATTTGATTAAAATTTGCATAATTGCGCGAAGAGAAACAAAAAGCGAACACGAAAAGATCTTTTACAATTCTATTTTATCCCAGCTTTACGAAAAAAAATATAAAACGGAGAAAAGAAAATGATCATTATAACCGGGAAAGATCTAAAAAATTCCTATATTTACTATCGCAACAGATACCACGAAGCGAAAAACCGCACCGACACGGCAGCGCAAAGCGATCGCGCGTATTATCTGGGAGCGATCGACGCGCTCGAAGCTATTTGCCTAGACCATCGGATCAACCCCAACACAGGAAGAAGGATCAGCAAAGAAAAAGCGATCGCGATTCTTGGGGAGGTGGGGCGAGTATGAAAACACAAGCTATAAAAAATAATATAACTTTTATCCCCTGTATTGATTCAATTACTATGATCGACAACTTCACAGGAGAAGAAAAAACAATTAAAATAATTTTTGACCCGTCCACAGTTTTTGATCTTTCCGGAAGCGCAATAAAAACAAACAAAGGAACGGCGCGGGAATTTTTCGACGCGCTGACAGCTCCGGACGGGTTCGGCGATTATATTGCGGCATGTATTCGGGCATATTATTTCGACTAAAGGAGGGCGGGACCTTGATAACATATTTTTTTATCGTTCTTTTTCTAGGCCTGGCAAAACGAAATAAATAAAACCAATAAAGAAAGGCGCGGACAATAGATCCGCGCCTTTCTTCTTTTCTGAAATATAGCAGCCACCCGACAAAAAACCACCCCATTAAATTATACCACCATTTTGCAGCATTAGAGGCGCGAAAAATTTTTATATATAAATACTCAAACGACCATATAAAGCGCCGCCAGGTAATTATTATCCCCCAATAAAATATTGTAATTTTTGACAATTTTATGGGACAAGGGAAAAGGGTATGTGTCCCTTTTGATCTGCTGCAAGGTTTAGGGGTATGTGTACTTCTCGATCTGTTGTAAGGTTTTTCATTACCCAAATTTAGAAAATTGTAGTTTTGAAATTATTTATCGTCAATTTTATCTCCAACTGTCGGAAGCGTGCCAATATTTCCGGTTTCCAGCTTTTCTTTTTCTGCGGCGCTTAGCGGTGATATTACTGTTTCGCCGAGTTCACTTTCCACTCGCTTACGGGCATCTCCTGCAACCGCACCTCCGCGTCTTGCCACCATTCGACTTTCATCAAAGCCCTGCGGACGGCTCTGTCTGCTCAATGCCGTAGTAGTTACTTCTGCAAGCATATTCAGCACAAGTTCCATGTCCGTCATGTTGTCGCGCAATCCTTCTTTTTTTATCCCCTTGAGTTTCTTGTATTCCTGTACGGTCATTCCGCTCCATGCTTGCGTCATCTCGTTCGTTAGTATCGCGTACTCACGGTCGGTCTCCACACCGCGCTCTTGCCACTCCGCAGTCAATTCCTTTCGGATTTTTATGGAGAGCATCCGTTGCGTTATCCACTCTTCGGGATATCCCTTTTGCCGGTAGTATTCCACGCCGCGTGTAAATGCCTTTTCGGGGTCGGCGATTTCGTCCAGCCGCTCCGCACCAACCTGCGCTAGCCATACCTTGAAGGGTTCAGCCTTCGACGACGGAATAGACTGTACGAGACGAAGAACGCCTTTTGTGCCCAGCACGTCGGTCATGCGCATTTTCCCGTCTTCAGCGGGCAATTTCAACCGGTTACAAAGTGTAACCAGTTCGCTCCCCTCTTTGGTTAATCGATTTTTAAGAACTTTCCAGTAATTTCGCGCCCCCTGATAATCGCTATCAGTAAGAACCGCGATGATATCCACCACTGAGAAAAACCACTCTTCTGCGCTCGCGTCCCAAACTGTTCGTACAGCCTTGTCGTTAAAAAGTTGAATTTTGTTTTGCATCTGTATTCCCTCGTTTTGTTTCAGTATAACACATATCCCCTACGCTTTTCAAGGCTTTTTGCTATTTACTTAAAAACATCAGCGCGGTCTTTTTCATGTCCATAGCAACGGAATATAATCTGCCAATAATTTACATGCCCTCTCAAGTTTTTGTTTATCGTATAATCCCTCATCAAATAATTTTGCCAAAGAATTTATATCTTCTTCCCATTGTTTTTTATATTTTGTCGTATCCACATTCCCAGATTCAATGTCTGTAAAATCTACATATTTTAAAGGAAACGTATTATTGAACTTACTAAAATCTATTAAAGCATCACGAATCATGATAATTATCGCTCTCCCTAAATCCAAATAAATAAGAGGATTAAACTCGGCTCTTTCAAGTTGTTCTTCGCAATAAGATTCATAATTTGGATCTTCTTTTTTAATATCAGCTAATGGATATTCTAATTTATAATATAAAGTTACTTCTCTCTTTAACGTTTTATCCATAATACACTCCACAGGATATTTATTATAATTGAGCTCACGCAGCGCTACATGAGCTCAGTGCAAACAATCGCCAGGAGTTCCCTCCATTTATATTCATTTTCTAATTCCAGCGCTAGATATTAGACTTTAATCTGACTTCTTAATGATATTATAAACTAATGCTAACGACATCCCTGTTTTCTCTGATATTTTTTTAGCCGTATAACCATTTGCCCATAAAGCTATTACAGTATTTCTATCCTCTTTGGAATATTTAGCCGGAGCGCCTAATTTAATGCCATGTTGCTTTTTATTTTGCAAAGTTTTCGCTGTATCAAAACCGATTTTACGCCTCTGAAATTCATCTTGTAAAAACAAATTTGAAATAGTAAGCCATTGATATGGGTTCATTTTTTCGCCAGCTTCAAGTGTAATATAGTTACAGATGAAATGTACATTTACAAAATATTCCAATAATAGTATATCCAGCATTTGCAAACAATCTATGTAATTACGCCCAAAACGAGAAGTTTCAGTAATATAAACGGTGTCATCTTTCTTTAATAATTCCAGCAACTTTCTAAATTCTGTTCTTTGATCAGCCCTAATACTCCCACTTACATGCTCAACAAAGATTCGGTCAATTATAACACCTGTACTATTTTGAAAATCCTCCAATATTTTTTCTTGTCTTTCATAGTTTTGTTTTGCAGATTTTTCTGAAGTAGACACTCTAAAATAAGCATATCTCATAATTACTCCTTCCGCTTTTGCTTCGGTAAAAAATTCATTTCTGCAAGCTCCAATAACCTTTGATGTTCTGCAAAAGTCGCTGAAGCACTCATAGCTGAAGCTACTTTATCAAACGGTGACGTTGTTGCCACGTTATGCCCTACTTTCCCTCTAGCGGTTAAACGGACATTTGTGCTGGTCTCCTTTGTTATACCGTTTTCAGCTGAAGCCATAGTATCACTTATGAGTTCTAACTCTATGTTATTCAGCACCTCTTTTACGGATGGTTCACCATCTTCAAGCAGTTTTTGATATGCTTCAATAGAAATTTCTGCAAATGCGCAAAACTCTGCCTTAGATGGAGTATATGCCCCTAATTCTTCGTTTAAATATGCTATCAGTTCGCTATAGTCGCAATAAATATCATAAATTTCATTATCTGTTATAGCAAGTGCATCTATATTGGCTATAGGTCTATACCTTTGTAAAAAGGTTTTGATCCGCATTTTTATTCTATATTGAATTTTGCCTTCTGAAGGTTTTTTAAATGTAGAATTTTGAATGATCCATTCTTTTGCTGATTTTAAATAAGGTTGTATTTGTTCTTTTATCAAATCAGATTTTCTTATTAACTGATCCCCATTTGTACTCTCAAAATATTGTGCCATATATTTCCCCCTTATTAGCTCGTTCCCAATCAATCATATTCTCATCTATGTAATAAATTCTCCCGCATTTTTGGCAAACAATCTTATGCCTTGTTTCCTCATTTACTTTTATTCCTTTCAGTTTTTGGCCGCAATAGCATATAAAATAATCCTTTAACATTTTAAGTCATCTCCTCAAAACTCTTTCAATAAAACAATTTCTCTTTACTTTGATTCCTCTACATAACACCACGACTGCGGCGGGCGAGTTACCCCATTCAGACATATCGTTTCAAAGGTATCATAATATCCGCCATGATATAGTGCATACTCTTCTTCGTCTGGCTGGAGAATAATGTGCCCGTATCGACACCCCTGACAATACTCATACTTGTCAACACATGGTTTTCTGAACTCGCTCAACTCTTTCGGCTTGTCATAAATTTTGAGGTCGGAGATACGCCAGCCGAAAAGCTCTTTTCCGTTGGAATATTCAAACAATTCATTTTCCGTTAAAAGGCTTCCTTTTGCCATGAGGCTCAAATTATTATTCGGGCGCATTATTCCACGGCACACGAACTCGCCGATAATTTTTTGACTGCCGTCCAATATATCACCTTTGCTATTTTGATACGCCGTTATGTATTCCCAAAATCTGCAACGCTCTTTTGTTGCAGTCATGTAAATATAGCACTTAAACGGCGTTTCAATCTTCGGACGCGTTTTCCTAACCTCTATCGTCTTTTTCCCGCTTGCTATCTGCTCACACCATTTCGGTTGTATTGATATTAAAACTGCTTTCATTCCTTCTCCTTATTTTCTTGTAATGGACATTTATCTGTCAAACAGACTTCCCAGTCTGATTTTTTTAATATTCTACATTTCCCTAAAAAAAATCCAGCTTTCCAAAAAATACATTCATTTGGTCTTTGTGGCAAGCTATCTATGATTACTTTTTTTACTTCCATTTCTTTATCTTGAACCCTCCGATTGTTTGATACCCGCCGAAGAGCAATCCCTCGTTCGTTATTTCTGCGTAAGTCTCTATGTACCTTGCCTGCGTCATTTACTTTCTCCTTTCAGCTCCGCGAGACGGGCTTCGGCGGCTTCGCGGGTGGTGAAAACAACCTTCCCGAAATCATCATCATGGAATTTCCCGAAATTATAGAGCGAAGTAAAGGCAATATCATCTGATTCAATATCAGTATTATATTCCATCTTATCTGTAAGAATAAACATATAGAGAACCTCAAGAACGGCTATACCGCTGATTCCTCCATATACCCACGGCATATAGATAGTATCTCCGACCTTTGCCTTTAACTCCACCGCCTTTTCCAACCGTTCGCGCAGGGCGGCGTTTTCGGATTTCACATCTCCAATCCCCGCCGCGATAAGTCTTTCTGCGACATATTCCGCCGTTTCTACAAATGGTAATTCATCTGCCTCGATAATCGCCATTGCTACAATTTTAGTTATCGTCTTTTTCAAATTATCGTTATTCATAATTGTCTCCTTTCCTCCTCCAATTCCGCTATCACTTCAAAAATGGGATAAGCCTGGTACGGGACTACTGCATTTCCGAGACATCTAAGTCTGTCCATCCTAGCGGGAATCCCATAAGCCACTCTACCCACGTCGGGTTCAATTTCCCACCATTTCCAGCCGTCATGGACTGAAATTCCGTTTCGTTTATTTTCCCTTTTTCTTTCAGTCTCTCCAATTTCCGATAACTTCCGCTCCCGCCATTCAGTTTCCCGCTTGCCACAGGGGACGGGAATACCGCAACATACTCTGCCAAATTGCACCCGGCTTTCTTGTACTCGCCTTTCGTTCTTCTCATCCCGACTTTTTTCAAGGAATCCTCGCTGTATCTTGTTCGTATTCCGTCGCTCGCCAACGGTGTCGGGAATGTTTCCATAAACGCTACTTGTTCCGAAAGATGTTTTGTTAAGTGATTCATCCAACCATTTATCAGATACTCGTTCGTACATTTCGCAAACTTTCCGTCTCTTGCCATCGGCGTGCGCCACAATGAAGATTCTTTGCCTTTCATGCGGGGCTCCGACGTCAACAGCTCCCCACATTCCCCATGCGACAGAATACCCCAGCGCGGAAAAGTCGTCCAGTATTCTATGGAAGTATCGCTGATTTTTCCTTGAGAATAAACCTGGCGTATTTTCAATGACCGCCCATCTCGGTTTAAGTTCTCCGACAACTCGCATATACTCTTGTTCGAGATCACGCTCGTCAAGATCACCCAAACCTTTTTTGTTCTAATATCTCCAAAATTATGTACTCCTTTGAAATTCTTTTCCAGGACTTTACTTGCGTATTCGTCGATTTCACATTGCCCTATCGTTCTGAATCCTGCCCATTCCGCAGCGAGATCTAGTCCTCCGATCCCGCTGCACAGGCTGAAATGTGTTAATTCCATTTCTCTTTTAATTTCTTGATTGTCTCTGCTCCGTATGCGTTTTCACAAATCTCTATAAACTGGTCTACCGTATATTCATCTTCAAGAGATAAATGACGCGCATCCACGAACTGCTTTCTTCCAAACATACAGCTTCTCGTCAATATGTGGTGCCAGTCAAAAAACACTTTTCCTTTGTATTTCTTTCCCTTCTCAAATTGCGCGCAGAAACTCTCTATTTTTTCTTGCACAGTCATGCTATCCATTATTTTTGCATAAAGTGCCACCGAGGCTTCTTTTAATGTGTCCCCATGCGCAACTTTACCGCTTACCGGATCTTTTGCGAGATAACACTTTGTCAGTTCAAATGTATCTTCTCGTATCACAAATCCTTTAGCGTAATTCCCAAATATTGAAACTATAATTGTCGGTATAGAATCAATATAATGGACATCTCTTTTTGTGTGCTTTTTTATTTGATAGCCGTCGCCGAAGCCGGAGCCGTCGCCGGAGCCGGAGCCGTCGCCGTA